AACCCGGCGCTCGCCGCCTCGATGGGCGGACAGGCGGGAGGGTTGGCCGTCTCCCCTGACCAGTTCGCCCAGCACCAGATTCAGGCCGTTCAGCAGATGGGCCTCGGCGCGAACGGCTGATGCCTCTCTCGACGGAGGCGCAGGCCGAGCTGAATCGGCGAGCAGACCGGATGTCCTCGATCCTGAACACGCCGGGGTGGATCGAGATTGAGGCAGAGGCCGGTCGCAAGATCGAGCGGCTGAAGAAGGTCGCCGCCGCCCTTGCCCTCAGCCCCAACGGGGCCGATCAGCGTAAGCTCGACACGATCCGGGGCACCATCGCCGCGCTCAACTGGTTCGTCGGTGTCCCCAAGACCGCCCAGGCCACCCTGGAGAAGTTCCTCCGGGAGCAGGGCATTGAGTTGGAGGAGGACTTCACGGATGAGCAACCAGGAGAGCGAGTCGCTCAGTGAGAGGGAACTAGCCGCACAGCTCCAGGAGCAACTCTTCTCGGGGAAGCCGCGCTCGGTCGGAGAGGCGCTCGCAGCCGACCCGGAAGACCCGACCCCGCTGATCGAAGACCCGCCGGGTCAACCCGGCGACGAACTAGAGCCGCCGACCGCGCCGCCCGTCCAGCCGCAGCCGGTCGAGGTTCCGCCCATCGAGGTCACTGACGAGCCGGGGCGCGATGACGAGAAGCGCGAACCGCCCGTCCTCGCCGAGGGCGAGATCACGCCGGTCGAAGAGGAGCAGCAGGTCGAGGAGGAGGAGGAGGAGCTTCCGCATCTCGCCTGGGCGAAGAAGAAGTACGGCGACGACCCCGACAAGTGGGCGAAGGCCGCGTTCGACCAGGAGCAGCACATCTCGCGCATGGCGAACTCGCTCAAGGAGGCCGAGCAGCTCGCCGTCCAGTGGTACGAGTACGCGCAGCAGGCAGAGGCCGCCGCGACCTCGGCGCAGACCCAGGGGATGCCGATGTCCGCCTCCGAGGAGGCGTGGGTCGAGCAGGCGATGACGAACCCACACGGGTACGCCCGCCAAGCCGCCTTCCAGGGCAACGCCAACCTCTTCAACGCCGTCCTCGCTCGCGTCGCCGAGGACAACCCCGGCCTCGCCGCCACCATCGGCACGCAGGTCCAGATGGAGATGCAGCAGATCGTCGCGCAGGAGAACGGGCAGATGCAGTCCGGCCCGCCCCCGCTCGATCAGTCGCTCGGGGCGAGCTTCTCCCGGCTCGGGATCAACCTGGAGCAGGCAGGCCCGCAGATGATGGAGAAGGTGCAGGAGCTAGGCGAGTACCACCCGTACGTCCAGGCGATCTTGCACGGCGACGACGCGCAGCGTGACCTCGCGGTGCAGGCGGTGTACGACCTCGTTCGCGCAGGTACGCTCGTCACCCGCAAGGTGCGCGACGAGCAACGCGCCACGCAGATTCAGCGCGAGGGGGAGCTTCGCCGAGAGGCCGCAGGCGTCGTCACCGGCTCGCCACACACCCCGCCTCCAGCGGTTGACCCGTTCATGGCCGCTATGGAGCAGGAGTGGAAGGATCGACGCCAGTGGGGGACGGACGAGTAGTCACCATCCGAGAAGTGAGCTAGGCTCGGCTGAGCTTCTACTCCTCGGGGACCGGAGACGACCCACAGGACGAGGCCACCGTCGAAACCGCTTCCGCAGCGGCACTTCAGCAGACATCCGACTTTCAAGGAGTAGCTATGGCTGAAGTTGCAGTCGGAGCCTGGGTTTCGACCGAGGAAGTCTTGCCTGACGAGCGAGTCATCGACATGGACTCCAACATGCGTCAGCTCGACCCCGACCAGACCCAGTTCTCCACAATGGTTTCGCGGATGCCGTCACGGGCGGCGAGCCGCGAGAAGTTCAACTGGCTGGAGGAGCAGTACGTCACCGACGTATTCACCGTCGATGCGGCGTACACGTCCGGGGCAACCACCGTCTCGGTCGGCACCGTCGAGTCAGCGGCGATCAAGCCGAACGATGTCGTCCGCAACATGCGGACGGGTCAGGCGTTCATCGTCACCGTGATCGGGGCGAACGGCGACCTGACCGTGGTTCCACAGGGGACGAACGCAGCCGGGAACGTGGGCGACAAGCTCCTCTTCGTCGGCTCGGCGTTCCCGCAGGGTTCGCCTCTGCCCCAGCCGAAGTACTCGCAGCGCGTTCTGGGTTTCAACTACACCCAGATATTCCGCTCGTCTTGGAGCTTCTCCAACACGGCGGTCGCCATCGAGTACTACGGCGGACGGGAGCCTGCGAAGGAGGCCGCTCGCAAGGCCGTCGAACACAAGCGCGAGCTGGAACACAACGCCTTCTTCGGCGCGAGGTTCTTCCTCACGTCAGGCGATCCGCAGGGCGGCTCGGGTGGACTCATCGAGTTCATCACCACCAACCGCCAGAACGTCGGCGGCGAGCTGACGGCGGACTACCTCGACCTGTTCCTCACGCAGGTCCTCGCAAAGGGGTCGTCCGACAAGGTGATCTTCACGGGCACGGTCGGTGCCTACTACCTGTCGCGGTTCAACCGCGCAGGCCAGGGTGCCTTCTGGAAGCCGACGAACGACCGCGTTCACGGTGTCAAGGTGGACGGCTTCATGTCGGGCGTCTTCGGCTACCAGATTCCGGTCGTCGTGAAGAAGGAGTGGGCCAACTACCCGTCTGGAGCCAACGGCTACAACGGGATGATGTTCGTCGTGGACATGTCCAACGTCGAACGCCGCCCGCTCCGGGATCGTGACACGAAGCTGCTGACGAACCGACAGCCCCAGGGCGAGGATCGCACGGCAGCCGAGTACCTCACCGAGGCCGGGTGGACGGTCGCCCAGGAGAAGACGCACGGAATCCTGACCGGGATTGCGTAGAGTCGCGGGGGGCTGGGGCCGCATCCTGGCCCCCCATCTCTCTCGGAAAGGACAGCCATGCGATTCGTCTCCCAGTTCCAGGGCTACGGAACCCAGATTCGCGTTCAGCGCCAGCGGGCGCTTGGCGACGGCGGTGTCGAGGTCTTGCAGGAAGGTCTGTACGTCCAGTTCGTCCCCGTCCACGCGGGCGGGATGCTGTACGAGAACGAGCGCCGCCACGCGCTCGACCACTTCAACTTCCGGGGCAACACGCAGGACATCGGCGAGGCGATCCCGACAGACCCGGTGCAGCGCCTCGCCATCTTGGACACCGATGAGATGGCCGCTCAGGAGAACTGGTCGGACGCCGACAAGCAGCTCGTAGAGGACCGCCTGTGTGAGCTGGCGCTGACCACGCCACAGGAGGTTCTCCTCGTCGCCGACACCCCGATCACCAAGCCCTTCCCGAACTACGACAGCTTCGACGGCGATCCCACCGATCTCGTCGTCAAGCTCATCGAGGACGGGTTCGACCTGGAGTACGTCCTGCACTACGAGCGCACCTTCGGCCCGCAGCGCACGCCCGTCATCGAGGCGCTGGAGAACGCGCTGGAGGTTCAGCGCGAGCAGGTCATCACCGCGTGAGCCGTATCTGGACACCCCCGGACCCGGACGACTGGGGAGTAGTCCAGGATGTCGAGCCAGCCGAGCGCCAGCGGCAGCTCCCGGATGGGCGGCTCATGCAGGAGTCGCGGCTCACGCTCTCGCCGCACGCCATCGAGCGCCTCTGGCAGGGGTACATGTGCGCGGTCTGCCTGGAGGAGCTGGACGAGGCGTACCCGGAGTTCTGCCCGAACGCCTGGTGCCGCTTCCCGATCCGCGAGCAGCAGCGCAAGCAGCTTGAGCAGGACTTCGTGGGCCAGCATCCGGGGCTGGTGTCAGGCTTCCCGATGGACAGGGAGCTGGATCACCTGGAGCGGGTTGCCCACCAGAAGAGGCCGATGATGACAGTCCCGAAGGAGATCAAGCCATAGCCACGACCTCCCAGTGGTACGCGCAGGCAGGCGGCCTTCTGATCGCCCGCCTGTGGACGCCCCAGGACATGCGGGTGATGCTGATGAAGCCGACGTACACGCCGGACATCGACGTGAATCTGCGCTACTCGGACGTGAACGGGCAGGAGGTCGCAACGGGCGGCGGGTACTCGGCGGGCGGGAAGTCGCTCACCGGCAAGTCGGTGTCCTACGACGCGGCGGCGAACGAGTACAACCTGCTCGCGGCCGACCTCTCCTGGGGGCCGGGTGCGACGTTCCAGACTCGCTACGGGGTCGTCTTTGAGTGGGACACGACCGACAAGTTCCTGTGGGCGCTCCTCGACTTCGGCGCTCTCCAGGACATCACGAACGGCACGTTCCTGCTCGACTGGGCCACGAACCTCCTCGCCATCGCCGCAGGGCCACCCGTGTAGGTCGCCCCGATGGGGGCCGTCTACACACCGATCTGCGGGCAAGTCCTCTGCGGGCAGACCCGCGTAGCGACTTGGATCGCCAAGGAGGGGCGCTCCACCCTCGTCCTCAAGCCGAGGACGTTCTCCATCACGATCACCGAGGGGCCGATCATCACCCTCACGGTCAACCGCCCCGTCCTCTTCCTGAACGCCAAGAGCTTCGCCAAGCAGACGGACACGACCAAGGCCATCGGGCGTTCCGTCCTCATCCTCCGGGGCAAGCCCTTCGTTATCCAGCCGTTCCTGAGCGTGGTGCTGAACGCGCCGCGCCTGTACCTGCGCGGGAAGGCCGTTCTCCTCGGCCTCTCAGCGCAGCTTCAGTTCGGCAGGCCGAGACTGATCCTCCTCGGAGGGAGGCTGGAGCGGGTGGGGCGAGCGGGACTCATTCCCACGGTGCCCGAATCACGACCCCTAGTGCCCACCACGCCGGGGTCGGGCACGCTCGTCCCCACCGCGCCCGCCTCGCGCACGCTCATCGCCACCGCGACCGGCACGTCCACGCTCGTCCCCACCGACGAGGAGTCGGAGCTTCTGGTGCCGACGACGGTGGAAGTCCGGTAGCCCCGCGAGAATGACTGCGTGAGTACCTACGTCCCGACTGACTGGGTTGACGGCACGACGCCGCTCGATGAAGCGCATCTCGACAAGATCGAGCAGGAGCTTGTGCTGCTCGACGGGCGCAAGGTTCCCGCCGTCGCGGGGCAGGACGGCAAGTGGCTCACCGTCGCGGGCGGGGCGATGGTGTGGGCAGCCGCACCCGCTGGCGGTGGCGGTGGCCTCGACTGGGAGGGCGCGTACGGCGCAGCCACCCCCTACGTCAAGGGCGATGTCGTCACCTACGGCGGGGTCGTGTACGGAGCGGTCAACGACTCGACTGGGCAGACGCCGCCCCCTGCCACGCCGGTCTACCCGAACTTCACGCCGCTGCCGCTCCTCACGGCGCTCCCGTCCTCACCTTTCGACGGGCAGCAGATCATCCTCACCGACTCACTGACCGCACCGACGTTCACCTGGCTCCTCCGCTACGTCGCGGCCAAGGCGAGCAACAAGTGGGTGTTCATCGGTGGTGCCCCAGCCGTTACCGAAGTTCTCACATCCGAAGCTCTCGCCGGTTCCGCGAACACCTACAACGCACCGCCGACCGCAGGGCCGAACTGGACGATTCCCGTGTCAGGCGACTACCTCGTCGCAACCAGCCATCACTTCACAGCCGTCTCCGGGGCGGGGAAGGGGTACATGTCCTACGACATCGGTGCAACGGGGGCTGTCGATGCGGATGCGTCGTCTGCGTTCTCCAGTTCCCCTGGCGACACGATGATGACGTACCGAGAGCGGCGAAAGACAGGGCTGGTGGCCGGGACTGTCCTCACCGCGAAGTACAAGCAGGGTGGCAATAACACGGGCGGGACGATCTCCACTCGCGCAATCATCGCCCGACCGATTGCGGTGGGCGGATGAGCGAGCCATTCTGGACTCCGCTCGGCGGACAGCCGGTGGACTACGAGGGCGCGTGGGCGGCAGGCACGCAGTACGCCCCCGGCGACGTTGTGACCTACAACGGCGTCACCTACCTGGCGGTCAACCCGTCGCTCGGGTCAGCGCCTCCTGCGGCTGGGTGGGTGAACCCGTCCACGAAGGGTGTCGGGTTCCCGCTCGACAGGGCCGGACTTCTCGACACGCCCGATGCGATGTCGGACGAGTTCAACGTCGGGCCACTGGCGGGGAAGTGGTCGCTCGTCGGTACGGCTCTTGGGATTAGTGCTGCGGCTGATCCGCAGTACGCGCCCGAAGGTCTGTTCATGTATCGCACCGATACGAGTCAGGCCCAGTTGTCTGCCTACCTCCAGGCGCTCACCGGGCCTTGCACGATCTACGCGAAGCTCGGGTATTCCTTCCTCGACGGCACGAACTGTCGTCGCGGCGGGATCGTCCTTGCCCCCGCTGCCCCGACGACCGCTTCGCCCGCCGTCTACCTCGGCTCGTTCTCCTCGGCAGCCAACCAGCGAGCGTGTAGCGGCGTCCGCTACTCCAACTTCTCGACCTTCTCGGCCAACTACGGCGCTATTGCGGTGCCCGCCTACTCGATGTCCATGTGGATCAGGTGCCAGATTCTCGCGGGGATGACGAGCTACTCCGCGTGGGCGTCTGCTGACGGGCACTTCTGGTCGCAGATCGAGTTGAACCGCGCAGTCGGGTTCACCATCGGCACGGCTGGCCTCGGCTTCTCGATGGAGGGGCAGGCAGGGGCGGCGGGGCCGATCTTCGACCACTTCCGGGTGGTGCAGGGATGAGCGAGCCAGCCTGGATTCCGGTTGGGCCAGCCGCCGTCCTCGACGTAGGCCCGGAGGTCGCCTACGGAGAGATCACGGCCTCAGTCTCGGTTACGGCCACGACCGAGGCTGGAGCTACGCCCCTCGTCACGGCCCCGGCGTTCACCGCTGACGGCACGTCGCAGTACCTCATCGAGTTCTTCTGCCCGAACGCTCAGGCACCCGGCACTTCAGGCAGCGGCTTGTACTTCGTTCTCTTTCAAGACGGCGTGTCTATCGGCTACATCGGCGCGATCACCGCGACGGCTGCATCGGGGCCGCAGGAGATCGTGAGATGCACGCGACGGCTCATCCCTGCCGCAGGCGCTCGCGTCTACAGCGTTCGGGCGTTCGCCTCTGCCTCTTGCACGATCCAGGCAGGGCCGGGAGGCTTGGGGGCTTACGTCCCGACGTTCATCCGCGTCACGAAGGTTCCCTCGGCGGTCGCAGGGCCGTCCGGCCTCGTTCCGCCGACTGCCATCGGGACGGCTCTCCCTGCCTCCCCCGTAGACGGTCAGGAGTTCATCCTCACCGACTCCCTCACCGCCCCGACCTACACCTGGCATCTCCGCTACGTCGCGGCGAAGGCCACGAACAAGTGGGTGTTCGTAGGGGGGTCGCCCAAGCTCGTAATGAACAACACCGTGGCTGATTCCCAATCTTCGTCGGGGTCGTTTCAGTTCTTGGCGAACAACCCTTCGATGTCGATTCCCGTTACCGGGCGCTACGAAGTGTCGGCCTTCGCGGGTTTCCAGAACGTCGCAGCAACAGCCTCCCAGGTCTACATCGCTCTCGCTCGCAACGACACGAACCCACTGGGCGGGACGCCGCAGCCGGGGTACAACTTCCCCAACCTGGCAAGCATCGAGGGACATGTTTCCATTCCGCCTAGCACGGTCGATCTCGTCGCTGGCGACAGCTTGCGACTGCTCTCCTACATCACGGCCAGCACGATTGCCTGGGGTGGAACCGGGGGAGTGCGTGGTCGTGCGATTAGTGCTTGTCCAATCGCAATCGGAGGCTGAGATGACCTACAAGCAGATGCAAGATCGGGTGAAGTTCACCCTCGGGGCCGAGGAGATCACGACCAACGATGAGGTCGCCCTCATCAAGCAGTTCTTGAACGACGGAATCGTGAACATCCTCACGCGCACGCGCCCGTACACGCGCAAGATCGACCTCGTTCTCACCGCGAACACGCCGATCCACGACATGTCGTCGGAGATTCTGGCGCTGCTCGATGTCGAGCTTCCCGGCTACGGGTTCCTCAACCGCTACTCCCGCGAGGACATCACGCGGGCGCAGGGCAACGCGGGCTACGGGTACGCCTACGAGGAGCCGCTGTTCTGGATCAGCCCGATTCCCACGGTGCAGACGACGATCACGGCCTACGGCATCTTCCGCCCGACGCCGCTCTCGGCCGACACGGACGACCCCTCGGGCGCAAGCACGGGCGGTCTGAACCCGGAGTTCCATGAGGCGATCATCGTGTACGCCCTGTGGAAGATGGCCGAGTACGTCCAGCACGAAGGCTCGGGCCAGGGCGAGCGGTGGCGTGTCCAGTACGAGGGCCAGGACGGCACCGAAGGTGAGATCGCCTGGATCAAGCGCATCCTCGCCAAGCGCGTGACCCCGCGCTCCACGTCGCGGCGCAACTCCAGCAACCTCGGCTCGCTCTCGCCCTCTGGCTCGTATATCGGATCGACCGGATCGTGAGTCAGCCGACCTCCATCCTGGCGGACGTTCGGGGCATGGCCCGCGACCACGACATCTCCAACATGCCGAGAGGCTTCGTCTGGGACCTGGCCGACTACATCCCCGACCGGCGAGGAGCGAAGCTGGAGTGTCGGGGGCCGTGGTCGTACTTCTCAACCCCGGCGTTCGCGGGGGTGCCCTGGGGCGGCAAGCACGCCGCCTTCCGGGCAGGCACGAAGCTCCTGATCGGAGCGGGCGGGAACCTGTACGACGTGAACCTGACCACGGGCGCGGCGGCGAGCCTGGGAGCTGTCCCCGCCTCGTTCCAGAACGGCATCCTGCTCAGGGATCGCGTCTACTTCGCCGACTCCACCGGAGCTGCGGTGCCGAAGGTCGTCACGAACCCCTCGGGCACGCTCACGCTCGGGAGCATCCACGCCTCGGGGCCGAAGGCCACCGTCATCGGCGCGTACAAGGAGCGCCTGATCGCGGCGGGCGTCCCCTCACCGGGCGATCCGGGCATCGTCTACTTCTCTCCGTTGGAGACGACGGGCACCGCTCCGAACGTCGGGCCGCTCGCGGCCTGGGACGCCAAGTCCGTGATCGGAACCACGCGAGCCGTGACGATGCTCTACCCGATGGCCGCGCAGATTCTCGTCTTCCACGACGGCTCCATCGAGCGCATCCGTGGCTCGATCCCGCCCGCGTCCAACATCGACTCGGACATGTACGTCGATACCTTCTCCTCGCAGCTCGGCTGCTCCGACCCGGCGAGCGTAGTGCCGTGGCAGGAGAACGTCTGCTTCGCCAACCCGCTCGGCGTGTTCCTGACGGACGGCTCCACGATCCGCTCCCTTACCGACCAGGGCGGCATCTCCGATCTCTGGCGACAGGCGTATGGACTCAAGAAGACCGGCACGCAGGTTCACGCGGCGGTCTTCCGCGACCTCCTATTCGTGACGCTGCTGACGAACTGGGGCACGTCCACGCCCGATGAGCAGCGGCCGATCACTCTCGTCTGCGACCTCAACGACCGCACCTGGATTCGCTTCCGCAACATCCACGCCACCGCCTACGTCGATTCCGAGATCGGCACCGAGGAGGTTTGGTGGGGCGTGGACGCGAGCGTTCCCTCGCTGGGGTCGAACCAGATCGCCAAGCTCTCGCCGACCCTCTTCGGCCCGACCGAGTACGACCCCGAGCTGGGCATCCCGACCGCCCCCGACGCCGTGGACGGGAACGGACTGCCGGTGCTGGGGCGCATCCGTACAGGCTGGATCAAGCTCGGTCCCGAAGGCGTGAAGCGGATGCGGCACGTCTACGTCTCGCACCTGACGCAGGCGAACCCGTCGAACAAGGCGGGCGTGTACCAGATCGGCTACCGCCTCTCCCCCTTCCCGCATCTCGACTCGATGTCGCTCGGGACGCTCCCGGCTGCCCCGCGCTACAAGCGCAACCGCCTGCGGATCGACCGGCGCTCGTATGGCATCCAGGTGGACGTGACCCAGGTTCTCCCGGTGTACGTCTCCCGGCTGTACGACATCGCCATCGACATGTGGGCACAGGATCGCGGAAAGCTGTAGATGTCGAGCGGCCAGCAGGCCGGTGGCGAGGGCGGGGCACCCGTTGGCGGGATCGGTCGCCTCACCGAGCAGGAGCAGAAGCTCGTTGCGAAGCTCCTCTCCGACCCGACCTACTTCCCGGTCGAGTTCCGCACCTGGCTCAAGCAGTTCTTTGAGGGGTCGGACATCCGCATCACGCAGGGCCAGATCGTCGGCGGCGGCGGTTCCAATGTGGCGACCGGGCTTCCAGCCGGGATCATCCTCCCGGTCGCCGCAGCGGCAGCCATCCCCGCCGACTGTCTCGTCTGCGACGGGTCGGCCAAGATCAGGACGGACTACCTCAACCTCTTCAACGCCATCGGCGTTGGCTGGGGAGCGGGCGACGGGACGACCACGTTCAACATTCCCGACCTGCGTGACCGGGCGCTGTACGGGCAGGGCGGCAGGATTAGCCTCGCGCAGACGGATGGTGTGGCCTTCGGCTCACGCGGCGGCCCCGACCATCACCACGACTTCGGGCAGACCTCCAACTCACAGGGGTCACACTCGCACTCCGTCTCTGGCTCGACGGATACGAGGGGCAACCACTCGCACTCGGGCGCATCCGGGGAAGGAAGCACGCTCGCGTACTCCGGGCCGACGACCGCCGCTCTTGGCTCGGGCGGAACGTCGCGCTACCTCGTCAACAACTGGGGCGCGTTGAACACCACGGGCGACCACTCGCACAGCATCTCTGGCAGTACGGACTCGCAGGGGTCGCACAGCCACTTCGTTTCTGGCCCCACGTCAGGCGGGTTTCTCTCCGACCGGGCCTCCTTCGCGGGCGTGATCTACGTCATCACTATCGGCGCGTCCGCCTAGCGGCCTAAACTCCCAGCGTGGCTGTCCCCCTCACGCGGCGTCCGCAGGCACCCAGCTACCAGCTCGGGAAGAAGCCGATCATGGGGGCGGTAATCAAGAAGCCGAACACAGTCATGCCCCGCTCCGTCCAGCCCTACGGAGGGCCGCCGCCAGGGCAGGACTACGGCCAGAACGCGCTGTATCCGGGGGGCTACAACCTGCCCAAGAACCCGGTGAACATGGGCACGTTCTTCACGGGCGGTCCCAGTCAGGCTCAGCAGGCGCTCCGCAACCCGTACCGCGACATGATCGGCGGCGACTGGGACGTGCAGGGCGCGGAGTCGGCGATGAACGCCGGGATGGGTGCAGCGCGGGGCAACTTCACGGCCCAGATCAGGCAGGCGCTCATCGACCTCGGCGTCTCCGACACGTCCAAGCTCGGGAGCCTGGGGCAGTACATCGACCAGGACACGATCTCCAAGGCGGCGCAGAACAAGTATTCGCAGATGGCGCAGACCTCTCAGGCCGAGACGGCGAAGCGGGCGCAGTCCGAGGCGCGGCTCGCCGCACAGGGGATGCTCTCCTCGGGGCAGCTCACGACCGAGACGGAGCGCACCCTCGCCGAGGGCGAGTCCGCCCGCTACGGGTATCTGCGTGACTTCCTCGGAGCGGGCCAGCAAGGGCTGGCGAATCTCGCCGACATGAACAACCAGTACGCCTCCCAACTCGCGCAGGCGCGGTTCGCCGCTGCCGCCCGAGCTGCCGACCTCTACAACCAGTCGCTCATGTGGGACTACGAGAACCAGCAGGGCCAGTACGCGCAGCCACAGTGGGGTCCCGACGTGATCCAAGGTCAGAGTCCCTTCGGCGGCGGGCCGAAGCAGCCCCTCTATCAGGCGATGGGGCCGTATGGCCCCTACGGGCCAGCGAAGTACACGCAGGCGCAACTCAACGCGATGGCGAAGAACTACCCCTGGAAGTAGGCGATGGCTCGCACATACGCACCCGCGATGTCGCGGCAGGCGTTCAAGATTGCCCGCCCGAAGGGCAGCTACGACGCCTACATCAGCTACCTCACGCGCAATCGCCCCGGCTGGAAGCCGCCGCAGGCCGCACGGACGCAGCACGTCGGCCCGCCGATGCGCGGGCCGCTGCCGTCGTACGAGTCGATGCTTCGCGGCCTCACCTTTGAGTCGCCCGCTCAGCTAGAGGCGCGGGCGAACCGGATGGCGGCGCAGCAGGCGAAGTATTCGCAGCAGATGATCGGCCAGGACTACAAGACAGCCGCAGACGAAGCGATGCGCCGGATGCGGGCGTTCCAGGTCGCCGGAAACCAGGCCGCCGCCATGAACGCTTCGCTCATCGGCCAGGTCGGATCGCAGTACCAGGCCGGGGCCGATCAGCTCAACGCGATGGCTGCGGGTGGCGCGGGGATGATCGCCGGGGCGACCCAGGCCGACGTGTCCGCCGCCAACCAGGCGCTCGGGAACGTGGGTGCCCCCGCGCTCAGCATCGGGGGGCCAGTCGGCGCTCCCGGCATCGCCGGGGATACGCAGGCTGGAGTCGAGAGCTATCGCGGGGGCACCCTCCCGGCAGGCGCGATGCAGACCGAAGGCGGGTACGCGCAGGCGGGCATGGCTGGGCAGATCAGCTCGCAGAACCTCCGCGCCACGCAGGAGGCGCAGGCCGCGTACATGCAGGCGATGGGCGATGCGAACCGCGCACGCGCATCGGCGGTCAAGGAGTTGGCGATGGGCCGCCCCTCGGAGGCCGCCAAGTTCCTGCTCCAGCTCCAGGACTCCCAGCGCCAGCAGTACGCGCTCGCCATGTCGATGCTGGAGGGCAGGCGTGGGACGACCCAGGAGAAGTTCGGCCGCAACGTCACCCGGCGCGAGCAGGGCCGCGCCGACAAGGAGCTGACCATGAAGCAGCGCGAGCTGAACGCGAGCCTCGCGCAGGCGCGGAACACGGCGGCGATGCAGGGCCGGGAGATTGACGAGGCCCGCTCGATTGCGCTCGGTCACTGGGTGGACAAGATGGGCCGCCCGGTGCTGAACGCGAAGGGCAAGCCAATCAGCGTCCCGAAGACGGTCACGACCTCGGGCACGAAGGCGACCCCCACGCCGCAGGCGATGGCCGCCTCGGCGTCGGACTGGCTCAACGACCATACGAGCCGGACTGGGCAGGTCTTGGGGACGAAGCGTCAGCTCATCTCCTACCTGACCGCGATCTACAAGAACGCGAAGCTGGCGAAGCAGATCGCGGAATCGGTGTTCCCGTCTGGAGCGAAGGCTTCGGGAGGCGGCGGCGGACTCGGCGCACAGCCGTAGGTAGGCCATGCCATTCGGCATCGACCTGCCTGACATCAAAGAGCTTCCGGGCATCGACTCGTTCACCACGTCGGACGAGGAGAAGCGCAAGCGCCGCAAGCGCAAGCGCCCGACCGTCCCGAAGACGGCGAAGAAGAAGAAGGACGACGGCGGCGACTTCTGGAGCGCGACCAAGCACTTCCTGACGCCGGGGGCGGCGTTTGAGGATGTCACCAGCCCCATCCTCAAGAAGGTTCACGCCCCGAAGATCATCCGCTCGATCCCGAAGAACGTCGCCCAGATCGGCGAGGGGTTCATCCCGGCGACGCTGGCGATAGGCAAAGCGGGCTGGCACGACCGCAACCTCTCGCTCCTGGACACGCTGGATCGCAAGCATCTCCAGGACTACATGCGCCTCGCCCAGTGGACGCTCGCCGACGAGAAGGGCGACAAGAAGAAGCGGCCGAAGACGGACTCAGAGTTGGCGGGCCTCGTCGCCGAGATGATCCGGGGCTGGGGACGTGGGATCGAGCGAGCGATCCCCGACCCGACCAACTCGCAGGACGTGAGAGAGGCGGCGCGGACGTGGCGCGACGACCCCGTGTTCGCCGCGATGGACGTGCTGCCCTTCGGCGCAGCCGTCACCCGCCCCATCTCCATCGGCTCGCGGGTCGGCAAGCTCGGCGTGCGCGGCGCGATCAAGGAGTCGTACTACCCCGGCGCTGCTGCGCGGGCGGGGCTGGAGGGCGGCATCGCTCCCCGCACGCACGCCGTCCAGATCGGCGACGTGACACGCGAGGTTCACGGCCGCCCGTGGTCGCGCAACCCGCTCATGCGCGAGATGCAGCGCGGCTACGACAACCTCTTTGAGCTGTCGCCGAAGCTCCAGACGAAGAGGGTCGCTCGCGTCGAGGAGCGCCTCGCCAACGAGGAGAAGCGTCGGATCACCCTCGCCTCGCAGGAGCTTTCGCACCCCGTCGCACACCTTGTGTACGGACGCCTGGGTAGGGCGCTCGGAGCCTTCGGCTTCAAGTCGGGGATGACTCCACTGGAGCGCCAGAAGGCGACGGCGCTCGCCTACGCCTTCCAGATGCCCCGGCACATGGACCCGCACGAAGCCCTCGGTGCGGTGCAGGACGACCTTCGCAGCGTCCTTGAGTCGGGGAAGATGGAGCTTCCGAGGGGCAAGCGGGTGAAGACCGCCGACCTGACGCGAGAGCAGAAGCAGGCGCTCACCACCCAGATCGCCGACCTGGAGGCAGTCCGGCGCGACCTGCGATCCGGCGACCTCTCCGAGGACGAGTTCCGCACGGCGCTGGAGGCGATGAAGCACACGGCCGACCAGACGCAGGAGATGGGCCTCGACATCATGCGGCGGCGCTACAACCTGACCGACGAGGAGGAGGCGGCGCTGCGCGAGGCGTGGGCGAACAGGGCCGACATGCTGCCCCGCCGTCTCGCCGGTCGCGGGCACCTGGGCCTCGACCTCGCCGACTCTCCCGAGCGGGCAGCCCGTATCGCCGAGTGGATGGACAGGCATGGGCCAGAGGGAGCGCAGGCGTTGACCGCGCTCTACGACGGCGTGGCGCGTGGCGTGCGCGGCAACGACCCGGCGAGCTTCTACGCCGAGCGCGTGGGCAAGGCCACGGGCGAGACGCCCGAGGAGTACGCGCAGCGGGTCGGAGAGGCGGGCCTGTATCAGCGGGTCACGCCCGAACACGGGATGCAGTCCCTCATCGAGGGAGCTGCCGAAGCCCCGGCCCAGACGAGCGCCTTCTTCTCACCGCTCCAGAAGTGGGTGGACGAGAAGATGCCCCGCAAGATGCAGGCGGGACAGCTCCAGGCTGTCCTGCGCCGGGAGATTCCGAACGAGGAGTTCTACAACCTCGGCCTCGACAACTTCTTCAACCAGTACGGCCGCAACGAGGTCTTGCTCCAGGCCGAGTTCCAGAACTTCCTGGCGAACCCGCTGAACGCCTACAACCTGCGCGAGGTTCACTTCGTGAACACGCATGAGGCAGACGCGGTGGGCCTCGCCGCCCGCTACGACATCGAGCATCAGGGCAACTACGTCTCCCGCGACCCGGCGATGGGCGAGTACCACGAAGTCGTGATGGAGCTGCCGAACCCGTACCTCGCCCGCGACAAGACCTACCGGGGGACGGGCCGCCTCCACTGGGACCGCGACAACGTGGCCGTCCACGCCCGCTTCCACGTCTTCGATGAAGACGGGAAGACGAAGCTCCTGATCGAGGAGATTCAGTCGGACTGGGCCAACGACTTCCGCAAGGAAGCGGCGCGGGGACTCAAGTACCGCGACCTCACCGAAGAGGAGGCGCAGCACTTCGATGACCTGCGGGGGGCGATAGAGGAAGCCGAAGCCGTGGTGCTGCCGTACCAGCGGGCCGTGAACGAGGCCGCTGAACGCGCCCGCAACGCCGCGCCCGAGGAGCGGGCGGCTGCCGACGACGAGTTCTACCGGCTGAGCGACGAGCGCGACCGTGCGCGGGAAGACCTACATCGGCTCCAGGACGAGTACGACGCCCTGAACGACGACTTCCGGCTCGGGAACGTCCCGCCCCCGCCGCTCGGTCGAGGCTCCTCGGCGCGGTCGAGCTACATCAACACGATGTCGCGCTGGCTGCACCGCTACGCCGCCGAGAACGGAGTGGACGAGATCATCGTCGTCTCACGCGAAGCGCAGCTCGCCCGCAACGGCAAGTCGATAGGCAGCGAGGAGTGGTCGTCCCTCGGGGGCGGCAGCGCCGAGGCCGTGACGGAGTACCTCGCTCGCAAGGGGCACGCTGGACGGGCGTACATCTCCTACGACACGGACATCCCGGAGGCGCTCGCACGGGAGATGGGCGTCGATGGTCGCCGGGTGGAGGACGCCTACGACGGCCACTACCGGGTGCCCCACGACTTCAACGAGCAGGCCGCAGGGCGGATGCCGGGGACGGTCTTCACCATGACCGACGAGGCGCGGGCTGCGGCGATGAAGCCGAAGTCCATGTATCAGCGCCAGCCCGACTGGGACGCGCTCCCGAAGGGAGCGACCGAGTTCATCGAGGGCGGGCACACCCGCGTCCACGCCTTCAAGGACGCCGACATCTCGACCTGGATTCACGAACTCGGACACATCGCGCTGCACGACCTCCCCGACGACGCCCGCGCTGTCCTGGAGGGCCACTACGCAGGAGGCAGGGCCGTCTCCGAGTGGAGGGAGATGGAGCATGAGAGCTTCGCTCGGGACTTTGAGGACTACGTTCGCAAGGGCACCGCTCCCACGAACCAGCTCGCCTCCATCTTCGGGAAGCTCTCGGCCTGGGTGAGGGAGGTCTGGAAGGCCGAGAAGCGCAAGGGCACGCAGCTCGACCCGCAGGTCGAGGAGGTCTTCTCGCGCATGTTCGGCCACCCCGACCCGGAGCTGACGAAGACCTGGGGCTACTTCCCGCACCGCGACTTCACCGAGCTGGCGCAGCAGGAGTACCGGGGCGGCGTCCGCCCACCGGCAGCGGGGCAGACCATCGGCATCCCCCAGCTCGCGGGTCAGACGCTCCAGCGCAAGCCGAACGAGATGCTCCTGTATCAGGCCGGTCGCCTCTCGCCCGACCCGAAGCAGCTCGTTGACGTGTTCATGCGGCGGCTCCGCTTCCAGGAGACGCTGAACGCCCGCGACGAGCTGTGGTCGATGGGTCGCCCGCTGAGCGAGCAGCCCCCGAAGGGAGCGTGGCTCATCCGCAATCCCGACGAGGCGGCGCAGCGCATACGCCCGGAAGTGCAGGCGGCGGTGCGCGGACGGCCGACCACGGCTCCGTCCCGCACGGAAGACCTGGAGGCGCTGGAGGGTCAGCTCACCGGGGACGCCGAGCAGGTCAGGCAGGAGATGATCGCCAAGCCGGGGGAGCATCCCGAGTGGGCGTCCGACGAGGAGAACGTGCGCTGGGTCCCGGAGGAGTACGTCACCACCCGCTTCGGCGAGGTCTTTGAGCAGCGCCCACGCGGCGGGATGTGGTCGGCGCTCGGGCTGATGAACTCGCTCCAGCGAACGACGGGCATCTACGGTCGCCCGATCTCCTACGTCGGCGGCAACGTCCCCTTCAACGTGATGGCGCTCATGGCCTCGATGCCGGTGTCCACGCTGCGGAACGCCGGAAAGACGTTCCGGCTCATGCGCGGTAGCGACGAGCAGCGGGCGCTGTACCGGGCCATCGCCTCGGAGACGGGCGAGACGAGGGCGTCGGGTGGGCTGCCGGACTTCTACGTCCAGGCGCAGAACCGTTTGCAGGGAGCAGAGCAGAAGGCGACGCAGGCGCAGAGGGCTGCCGCCGACGTTCTCTCCAAGGCCGCCGACTCACCCTGGCGCGTCACCGCCTTCCTGAACAACGCCCGCAAGCGGGGCTTCCGCACCGACGATCAGCTCCGCGACCTGATCCGCGAGGGCGGGCCTGAGCTGTCGGACATCCGGCAGTTGACCCGCGAGCAGCTCCTCGACTTCGACACCCTGAACCCGACGCAGCGTCGGCTTGCCTCGCAGTTCCTCTACCTGTGGCCGTTCATGTACGCCTCGGTCAAGTGGCCCATGATGTTCGCCCGCGAGTATCCGGGGCGGGCGGCGCTCGCAGCGGAGTTCATGCAGGACAAGGGGCAGAACGAGCCAGCGTCGATTGCGAACCTGTGGAAGTCGCAGGGCATCGACCTCTCCACCTTCAACCCGGTCGGGCCTGCCGCCGACATCGCCGAGCAGCTCCAGCTCACGCTGCAAGACCCCGGCCAGATGGACTTGACCGTCCTCCAGGACAGACTGTCGCCGACCCTGGCCTCCCTGGTGGAGAGCATGAGCGGCGGCAAGAAGAACGCCGTCGTGAACTACCTGCGTCAGTCGATCCCCGGCGCGGCCGAGCTGATCTCTGCCGACCCGCAGTTCCGGGGCGGCAAGCAGTACGCTGACCAGTCGCGGGCCGCGTACCTCCTCCAGCGCCACACGCGCTTCTTCCCTCGCGGGCTGAACCCGGAGGTCATCAAGGAGCGCATCGACAAGTTCCGCTCCGACCACACGACCGCCGACACGCATGAGCTGGAGCGCAACGCCGACTGGCAGAAGATCGAGCGGTACTACAAGACGGTCGGCGGGGATGGCGATGCCATCCGCCGCTCGTACAAGGCGTGGTGGGACTACCAGGAGGCCGTCGCCGAGAAGAAGGACGCGACCGGCCAGCGCAAGCTGACCACCCTCCAGAGCATCGAAGTCCTGACCGGCGTGGCCGAGGAGAACTACCCCGAGCTGGAGGGCCAGCTCTGGGATGTCGAGCGGATGCGCGACTCCGACTACCAGCGCAAGAACGCGAAGGCGATGGAGGAGTACGCGCAGACGCTCAAGGACTACATCAACGACGCCCGCTCCCGCCTCTTCAGCGACTACAGCTATGCGACCCCGTAAGCCCCTGGCTCCCGCCATCGACGCCTACCTCTCCGGGAGGGGGTCGCCGATGGCTGGGCAGGGCATGTCCTTCCTGCGGGCCGGTCGCAAGTACGGCGTCGATCCCCGCCTGCTCGTCGGCATCGCCACCATCGAGTCGAGCGCGGGACAGCATGAGAAGATCAGGTACAACCCGTTCAACTGGGGCGTGCATCGGGGCCAGAGCTACGGCTCGTACGAGGAAGCGATCATGGACGTGGCCCGAGGGCTGCGCCGGGGCTACCTCGACCAGGGGTTGACGACCCCTCAGCAGATAGTGTCGAAGTACGCACCCAGTTCTGATGGCAACAACGAGTCAAACTGGGCGAAGGTCGTCGGGCAGGTCATGGGGCAGCTCGGCGGCAACGTGCCTGCGGGGGCGACCCCATCCCAGGGGCAGAGAGGCATCGCCGCAGCTCTCAGCCCCACTCCCCCGTCTCCGCAGGCTCCTTCCTACAAGACGGAGTTCGACCCCGCCCTCTTCTCTCGTAATCTGCGAAACCAGTTCATCGCCGGGGGCGGAAGGATAGACCTCATGGGCCTGGGACAGACGCGGCAGGAGAGCTACGTCCCGGTGCCTATCCCGCAGCCGCCCGCTCCGCAGCAGGGGCAGCCGATGGCGAAGACCGGCCACGGCCCTGTCGCCCCGCAGCAGCCCGTCCTCACGGGCAAGGGGATCAGCCTCCCGATCACCTACAAGTCCACGCACGTCACGGACGGACTGACCGACCAGGGGTTCACCAGGGCCATCGACATCATGGGAGCGCCGGGGACTCCGGTTCGCGCTCCGATGGAGGGCACCGTTCTCTACTTCCACCCGAACGGAGCGCAGGGCGGCGGCTCGATGGAGGTCCGCTTCGCGGACGGGCGGGTCGGCTGGATCGGGCACATCGCCAACGGGCTACCCGCTGGCGCGAAGGTCAGGGCGGGAACCGAACTCGCGGTGATCTCGGCAGATCACCCACGCCCGCACGTCCACTGGGACCTGAGATAGACGAAGGGCACCCGAAGGTGCCCTCCATCCTCTCTGGTGGGAGATCGCTCTATGGATCAACGACGATGGTGCAAGTAATCGTCTGCGGCTCCAGGTTGGAGGCCGTGACGCTCGGGTCGCCAGCGTTCGCGGCGTCGAGTGCGTCGTTGTCGCAGTCAACCGATGTCATCGTCCCGCCCGTGACCTGCGAGTGAGCAGAGATCGTCACGTTGGTCAGCGGCGTGTTGTGGAAGCTGACGTTCTCGCCTCCGTAGGACGCATCGGAGCAGGACGCCGAGTTGTCCGGCGTGACCTCCTTCACCGAGTCGTCAGACGAGTAGCCCGAGGGCACCGTCTCCGTCACCGTGACCTCCTCGCCGAGGGCGAGGCCGTCGAAGCAGGCGACGCCGTTCGCGTCCGTCTGCTTGGTGACGCCGTTGATCGTGAAGCTCACGCCCGACTGAGCAAGGTCGCCCGAGCTGGTCGCTGCGTGCTTGTACGTCTTCGTGATCTTGACCGCGCCGCAGTTGTTGTTCGACAGCGAGATCGGTCGGATGAAGTCCTTGAGCTGCGACGTGAAGCTGTCGGAGCTGCGGGACTTGAGCATCGCAGAGCCGAACGCGAGGCATGTGTCGCCCCCGGTCACGGCGCTGAGATCGAAGGACGCCTCGCCGAACGTGCGCGGGGCGAGCGAGCCAGATGAGATCAGGCCGTCAGACTGCGCGGCCGGGATCGACACCTGATTGATCGCGCCGATGGCCTCGGTTGAACCGAGAGCTGTCGGATCGCTCCACCCGGTTGCCGTCCAGGTGCGACGGGAGAGATGGGCCTGAGCGCCACCCTGATCCACGTCGAACTGGAGGAGAACGTCGCCGACTGTGCGGACGATGTTCGGGCCTGAAGCGCACTTCGTGGTCGAGCGGTTGAACTCAAAGTCCATGTTGGTCGTGCCGGACGGATCGTTCACACGCGCCCAGTAGACATGCAGCCAGCCGGGGCCGTTGACTTCGGACTCCGAGTAGCCACCGAACTCCAGCAGATCGCTCTTGTTGTTCGGGATCGAACCTGTCGTCTCGCCCGGACACACCGTGTCTTCCTTGGTGCCGCCCTGGTACGAGTCGTCGTTTGTCCCGGTCGGAGCGTCAGCTCGCCGGTTCTGAGAGACGTTCGCCCAGTCGAGGGCACCCGCCCCACCGTTGACGATGAGATTGCCGTCAATCTCAAACGCGCTGCCAGGAAGCGATGCTCCTGAAGCGCCTACAACGAGTACGACGGCAAACGCTGTGGCAGCGCAAGCTGCCGCGAGCCATCTATACATCCCCATCCCTTCTGTCGATGACCGGCGCACTCTATGGCGCGGCCGGTTCCTTTACAACCCTACCTGGCTGAGAGCGGAGGCGCGGGCACGTCGTCGCCCAGTCCCGCGCCTGCCGTGACGCCTAGGTCGCCCCGCTCCCCGGAGGGAGCGATGTCGGACGGGCCGGTTCCGCTCTCTTCCCAGTCGGCGATGAACGCCGTCCGGTTCTGCATGACCCACTCCAGGGCGGGGATGAGGACGTGGTAGCGAAGCAGGCGAGGGGACTCGGGGTCGAGGCCCATGAGGACGGCCAAGTCCTCGACGTAGGTGTCGAGGATGTCGGTGCCCGCCTCCCCATCGTCGGGGACGAGCAGGCTCCACGTCTTCGCCTTGCGCTTGGGCAGGCCGTCCACCGTCTGCCGCTTCTCGCGTGGGTGCGCTCGCCCGCAAGTCGGGCACAGTCCCTCCTCGCGGCGCACGCGCTTGACCTCTGGTTCAGGGTCAACTAGAGCCTGACCCCGAAGGTCGCCGAGGTTCTTCCACTCCCCCTGCCAGTCCAGCTCCCACCAGTCGAAGAGGCCCACGCCCGCGTCGTAGGTGATCTTCGCCTGGTGCCCCCCAACGGGAGAGGTCACTTCGTTGTGATGACGCACGCACAGGCCAACGGAGTTTGGGATGACGCGGCCCGCAATCTCGATCCACTCGTACGGCTGGCCGCGCAAGTACGACTTCGGCCAGAGATGGTGCCGCTGCTGGGTCAGCGAGAGGCAGCCGGGGACGACGCACCATTGGCTCAGCTCGACCGGCTTACCCTCGACGCCCCGGATGTCGGGGATGACCAGCGGAGCGAGGGTCACGTCGGCCTCGGCGGCACGAACACGAAGTAGAGAATCCAGCCCACCGCCATGAACGTCCACACGGTGCCGAGCGCGAACATGAACCAGCTCTCCCAGGCCAGAGCGCCCCAGTAGCAGAGCAGCGCGAGCAGCAGGTAGATGCTCACCACGATGGCGTACCCGATGTAGTCGTCAAGCCCACGCTGGACACCCCTGTCTCCATCCGCAGAAGTCACAGGGGAGGATGTTCCTGCTGAAGTCGGGGATCGCGCCCCACGTCGGCCACTCCTCGTCCGGGCCGTAAGTGTCCAGGAAGTACCGGATGAGATCGGCGGCGGTGTTGACGAGGCGGACGAACTCCATCATCTGCGCCTCGGTCGGGACGGGGACGATCATGTCGGCGGACTCAAGCGCGGTCACAATGGTCGGCGTCTTCGCCCGCGACACCGAGTGGTACTCGGTCGGCTTCTGGGCGGCGAAAGAGTAAGTGCGCCCCTGGAGCTGCCAGGACGGCTTCACCTTGCGCGACGCCTGCTTGCCGGTCTTCGTGTCGAGGACACGATCCGCCTCCTGCACGTCGATGTAGCCGATGACGGGAACCTCGACGCCCGGAACCTCGATGGTGAACTTCTGCTCCGTCTCGACGGGCTGGATGCGGGGCACGACGTGGCGGTAGTACGCCGACGTGATGCGCTCGGTATCCGAGCGGGCGGACTCCAGGCCCGCATCCGTGTCCCAGTTGATCTCGTTGACGCCGCCCGATTCCTCCAGCACCTTCGGGATGGCGACATCGTGGAGGTACTGCACGGCGTCAGCCAACGGCTGATCGACGTGGCTGGCGATCTTCTGGGAGTAGTTCCACTCCAGCGTCTCATGGAACGAGGAGCCGATGACGAGGTTCTCGCCGGGGCGCTCCTTCTCCCCGCGCAGGTAGCGGTGCTGGAACTGGCGCGGGCAGCGCATGAGCATCCCGATGGATGAGGCGCTCAGGTGGCGAAGGTGAGTGGTGAGGGAGACGGCTCCTTGTGACGGGCCTCCGTCTCCCCCTCCCTCCCCGACGACACGCCCGCCGAGGAGCGTGTCGAAGTCGATTGTCCCCATCAGAACGGGATGTCGTCGTCCGTGTGCGGGACTCCCTGGGGACCCGGATCGCCTTCGGCGGCGGGGTTGCCACCGTTCTGCTGACCCAGGCCATGTTCGTAGTAGGCGACGAGCCGCTCCGAGAGCGACAGCACGTTGTCGAGTGTGCGCTGCTCGGAGGGGACGTGCGAGATCAGGATGCCCGCCACCTTCGATGCGGTCTGCCGCATGATGCGGGCCTCACGCAGCGACTCGGGGATGCGCTGCTCGACCGTAGCCACGGGCTGCTGCGTCACGCCCATCGGCTGCACGGTCGGCTGCACCACGGTCGGCTGCTGCCACTGTTGGGCGGGCTGGGGCTGCGGCGCAACCGAAGGGGGAGTTATCGGCTGCTGCGGCATGGCCGCTTGGGGAACCGCAGCACCCTGCCCGACGCCATTGATCCATAGCGACCGGACCGGCTGGTTCTGCTGGTTCGTCCAGTGAGAGATGCCGCAGAGGAAGCTCGTCTGCTGGCCGATCATCATGGAGAGCTGACCGACGAGCGAGGCGTCCTTCGTCCACAGGCGGCGGGGGTTCTGCTGGCCGATGTTGACCTCGACCTGCCACTTGTCCGGCCCCTTCTGGACGATGCCTTGGATGATTCCCGAGACGACCTCGGTTTCGGCTTGTGGTGCCACTGTCATGCTGGTTCCTCCTTCATCTGCCGGGGCTTGAAGCCCCGCCAGTATAGATGGGATGACGGACGCTATTCGTTCCAAAGCTGATCCTGCGCGAGGGTCGCTCCGTGCCGCAGAGCGACGATGCAGGAGGCGTGGGCGACCGCCCCTGTGTCACGTCTGCCGACCATCGAGTCGGCTCCTTTCGGCCTGACCCAGCCGACGACTTGCTTCCAGGCTTGGCGCTGATCGTCGGCCTCGATGGGCCGACCGCAGAGGGAGCAGGTCATAGCGGCGGCAGGCTGTCCAAGCCGTGCAGGTTGAACTGAGACATGCTCCAGGCCGGGTACGGGAGGCGCTCGTTCCAGTGGATGTCCTGGCAGACCTCATGCGGATAGACCCAGCCCCGGATGACGAGAGCCTTGATGGTCGGGCCGGTCACGAAGACGATAGGGAGCAGGAGGGGACGCTTCCCCCGATGCACGATCAGCTCGGCGTCGGGCCGGTCACGCCAGCGGACACTCAACCCCTCTACGTCCTCTCCCTGGTCGAGGGTGCCGGTCTGATTCTCGTTCAGCCATCGTCGCCCCGTGGTGAGCGCGACGAGCTTCTCGGCGGCGAGGGACATCCCCATCATGTCGCGGTGCGCGTCCCCCTCCTTCCAGGTGAAGTATTCGGAGAACCGCCCTGTCGCGTACTCGTCGGTGCGGAAGCCGAGGTCATACGCAGCTTGCAGCTCCCGCGTCCACGTCGGCGTCGCCTTCATCGCGTTGCGGCGGCGAAGGTTCTCCGCAATCACCATCAGCCCCGAGGCATATGTCTCCGGGAAACAGTCCATGCACCAGTGAGGCTCCTCGCCCGCGACTTCGTGGCGTTGGCACGTCACCTACTGCTGCATCCTCATGCGGGTCAGCTCGCGGTCGGGGGACGTGAACCGTGAGCCGTCCGCCCGCCAGAAGTCTGCGTTTGCGCCACTGTTGCAATCGGGGCAGGGAGCGTACTCATCGAACCCGGAGTCCGAGTGCGGTGCGGTGCGGGTCGCCACGACGACGAGCTTGTCACCGTCGCACGTCTCGCACACGGGGGTTCCCCCTACTCCGGGAGAAGGGGAGATCGACGGGCGCGGCTTGGGCATCTGCTCACGCACCCGCTTCCAATGCTTCGCCAACGCCGAAGGCGTCAGGAGAATCTCGTCGCCCATGACGACGGCGTACATCTTCGCCCGGTCGATGATCTCGCACGACAGCAGGTAGCTGTCGTGGATGTCCGGCTCCTGCTGCTTGATCGAGCTGAGCGCCTTGTTCAGCTCGCCGCGCCCAGTCTCCCAGTCGGTGTTCGTGACCTCGGCGAGCGCCTCAAAGGCGAAGTCCCTCGCTGCCATCGTCACTCCTCTCTGTCGGGTAGTCGATCTCGATGCCGTAGGCGCTCCGCGAGACTATCGCGCCACGCCCATTGATCGTGGCCCGAAACGGGAAGCGGGTCAGTTGGGGCGGGCCAGCCCCAGTCGGTCCGTAGCCAGGGAGGTAGCTGACCTTCACCCGGCCAGCCTTCGGCTTCCACTTCCTCCTGTCCCTCCTGCTCCATGCCACAGATTCCTCCTCCCCTTAGAACCCCCTGGGTACGGAGCATTAGCGGTCATAGCTCCAGTGTCTAGCGTTCCGCTTCACCATTCCCCCGAGGATGTGGGATGCCCCTGAACGCTTCACCCGCTCGCGTCTTGCGGTCGCTGCCGTAGACCGTCAGAGAGAGTGCCCTTCTACTTGGGTCGGCATCGCCTTCCGCGTAGCCAGCTCTCACTGGAGATGTCGTCGCCCGTGCGTTAGGCTTCGTCTCCTGTGAGTTGGGCCGCCACGGTCTGACGAACTTAGCGGGGAGGGGGGCCGGGTACAACCCGGCCTTTCCCCACTTTGCGGGAAGTTTCGTCAGTCCCTCACATCGAAGATGCGAGGACGGATGACCAGCTCGGCGTCCTCCGGTCCCCGGATGAACTCGTCAATCCATATCTGCCGGTGCGTCTGGAGAGACGGGAACCACTGTTGCCGCCAGTGACCTCTGGTCAGGGTGCGGTAGTTCAGCCGCCACTTCTTCTCGGCCTCGTCGTCCTTCGGAGTGATGGTCTTCTTGCGGCGAAGGCGGATGACGGAGTAGCGGGGCAGCTCGTAGCCCTCCCGCTTGTGCCGACGCCGTACCTCTCGCGGCACGGTGTCGTAGACGGCGACCTCCGTGAGTCGCTGCATGACGAGCCTGAAGAACACCCTCGGGTACAGGTAGGCCGGGTGCCACTCGGCTGCGAGTCGCTGGTCGTCGCTCAAGGTGTCCTTGAGCGGCCAGCCGACGTAGCGTCCGGGGTAGAGGCCCACCGGGAGCTTCGGGAAGTCCTGGTTCGTGTGGTAGTAGACGAGCAGGATGCCCTTCCCGTCGAGAACCTCGACCTCCCTGTCTGCGGTCGGCTCGACGGCGAGTCCCTGCGTCTCCCAGCCGAACGCGCTGTGCTTCGGCCAGTAATGCTCCTCCTCCTCCACGTTGGTCTTGCGGAATCCAGGCGGGGAGTCGATCACTGACGGAACCTCGATGGGTTCCGGCAGCCGGACGTAGCCGGTGGGCGTGATGAGGTCGGTCGAGAGCAGAGGCTCTGGCTCAAACGTCTCCATCGCCGCCAGCACCAGGCGGTGCATGTCCGGCTCCACGAAGAAGATGTCTTGCGAGTCGAGGATGCGTCGCTCCGTGGCGAGGATGCGGACGGCGTTCTCCACGTCGAACTGGGTCGCGCCCTCCTCGGGGATCGTGTCGGTGATGGCGAACTCGCGGAAGCGTGGGTTGTCCCAGAGCTTGCGGGCATCCAGCAGCTCGTCCATCACATAGTCGAGCTTCACACTCATGTCATTCCTTCCTGTCGGGTGTTGCGCTAAGGTCCGGGCACAGTCTGGTGGCTCCTTCGGGAGTCTCCTTTCTGTCGGGGCGACGGGGGGCTGAGAGATCAGCCCCCCTCGCACATCCCCGGTCATGCAAGGGCCAGAGTCACCGTCCCTTCCGCCATGAGGCGGTCGGTGAGATCGGCGATCTCGACCCAGTGGTCATCGACCATGTTCACGCAGAGGTCGTAGACCTCATCGAACGTGATGCCGTGTCGGCCCGCGATCTCATAGGCGAGGCTGGCCTCCATCTTGGCGTACCTGAACAGCTCCTTGTCGGAGCGGTGCGTGTCCAGGAGAGAGGGAGCGGCCATCGCCACGCAGATCGCAAGGCGATCCCGCTCCATGTCGAGCTTCTCGTCGGGAATCTTGACGGCGGCAACGAAGTTGATCCCTTCGTCGTAGCCGTCCTCGATAGTGACCCACTCGACGGGTAGCCCCATCTTCAGCGCCACGATGGCGTGGGTCGCCTCATGCTCGGCGACTCGTCGCCGATGCCAGTGAGGGTCTGTCGTCATGCGTCTCCCTTCCGTCGGGTCTTCTTACACTCGCCCTCGTAGCAGTACCGCTCGTTCGTCCAGCGCGAGAAGACGTACCTCTCCTGCGGCAGTCTCCTGCCGCATCTCCCGCACCGGAACTTGCTGAGCTTCTGCTTCGCAGGCATCACGCTGCCTCGGCGTACCGAGTCACATCCCAGGTGTCCAACGACTCAACGATCTCGATGACGAGATCGACCTTCGTGGCCGGACTCAGGGTCGTGGCGAGCATCGTCCGATGGACGAGTGCCCGCATCAGCTTCGTGTGGGCCTGCGCCCACGCCGCAGCCGGGTCATCGGGGTCCGTGTCCGTGTCGAACAGGATCGTGCGGACCTCCTTCGTCACCGGGTCCTGGAACCCGATGGTGGTGCGCTGGGAAGCCATAGGCTCCTCCTGTCTGTCGGGGTAGGGCTGAGAGCGCCGATCCGGGGTTGGTTCGCCGGGGCATCGCAGCCAAGTCAGCTTCTCACCCACTCGCCGACCGGCGCTCTCATGGACTAGTCGTCCCATCGGGACTGACTTCTTACGCGCTCCCTGTATCGCCGTTGTGATGCTCGTCTGCAAGCGAGACATAGACGAGCGCCGGACGACGTGACGAGGATGTTCTTCTTCACCCAAGGGTGAAGACCATTCCGGCACGTTTCGCCACGGCGGATGCGCTTCGACCTCTGGCTCTCCTTGTGGAGAGAGGTCACGTTCCAGCCCTTCGGGCTGGAGAATCCAGCAGCACGAAGGGCTGCTCCCCATGAGCCGAAGTGACTCTTCACGGGGCGGACGCTCGGACGGAGTTCGTCTCCGCGTGTCCGCTCCCAGTCCCTTCGTCTCGGGGGACGACCGTGGGCTTCCGCCCACTCTTGCATCGCCGCCACGATCATCTCGGGTGTCCACATGTCGAGCTTGTTGCGGCGCTTGGCCTCGATGAGGCAGCTCCGCGAGCAGGTCCAGCGATGCTGTCCTGCCGCGTTGCGCGGACAAGGATTCCCACAGATGACGCATGAGCGAAGCGGTCGTCTCTTTGGGTCGGGAGAGGGGTTCCCGCCGAAGCGAGAACCCCGTGTCCCTACGCCGCGACTGCGATTCGTTCCCATTCGCGGGTCGAAGTCGTCGCCAGGTCCCAGCCCATCGCTTCCATCTCGACGCGACGGTCGAAGGATTCGACCGTCTGGGCCGCTGACGTGATTGCATTGAGGCAGCCCCACCTAGTGAAGTCCCCGTTGGACGCGAGGCTCGTCAGGACTGCTTCCTTCTCTCCATCGGAGAGTTCGTACGTCTTGGCAAGCCGCTCGGTGGCGGCGATGGGAGCCGTGATCGTGGCACCCTCCGTCGTCAGACGAAGCGACTGAACGACCGTCTCAAACTGCGTCTCCGAGATGGCGTTCCGAAGCTCGTCCCGAGCTGCCAGCCAGAACGCACGGTCGTCGGCGCGGATCGCCTCGTCGGAGAGATGCTCTCCGAGACGCTTGCCAACGTGACGTGCGCTCATCACCTTCGCCACGACCATCCCGTTCAGGCAGACGAGTCGCATGACGAAGCTGTCGATGCTGAACTGTCCAGCACCGACCTCGCTGTTGCTGATCTGGACTCCCCACTGGACCGGATCGCCGAGGCGAACCTCCTTCTCCATGCGGGGGAACACGGCGCGGAGGTAGAACCTCTCGTCCGTGATGGAGGCGTTGTGGAACTTGACCTCCGTGTCGAGGCGGTCGAACTCGGGCAGCAACTTCGTTGCTACCTCGATGTTGTCGAGCCTCCTGTACCGATCCGAGAGCCACGCCCGACCAGTGGCGTAGCCACTGTCGTTCTTCCTGGCCCGGATCATTCGGCGGTTCGGCGTCTCGTACATCCAGTGATGCACGTTCTCGCGGAACAGGCCCGGAGCTTCGACCTTCATCCGGTCGAAGTACCGCTTCGGGATGCCGAGATCGGTCGCCATCTGACCGAGGGCGTGATCGGAGAGACGGAACGTCTCTGACGAGAAGTCCTGCGTCTGCGCCGGGTCACGATCCACGGACAGGAGAACGTGAGGGGCTTCGCCCTCCTCGCGCTCCTCAGTGGCGACGGACATGCGCCGAGAATCGGCGAGGAGATCGAACTTCCTCGCGTCCTCGGCCAGCACCCTCTCGATGAGGGTGTCCAGTGTGTCGATGACCACAGGTCATCACTCCTTCCTGTCGGTTCGTGCGAGTACCTCGTCCTTGTCCCACAGGGGCGAAGCCCCTGTCTTGTGGACGACGGGTTCTGGGAGGCGTCCGTCCTTGACCATCCGAGCGACGGCGGGCCTCGACCTAATGTCGAGAAGCACCTGTAGCTCAAAGCGGTCGATGAGACGCCTCGATGCCTCCTCCCGAAACTTCTCGGGAGAGAGGACGACTGTTGGCATACGATCCTCCTTCCTGCCGGTAGGTACGTTGCACAGTATACCACGTTACAACGTGGTATGGAGGCGTGGCCTCCCGACCCCTCTCGATGAGAGGGACCGGCAAGTCAGACCTGCTTGCGTTTCCGGGAGCGCCGCCTGTCCCACCTGTCCATGAGCCACACCCTCAGAAAGAGGGCGGGCCAGAACAGGAAGTTGGCGGCGATCATCCAGAGCGGGTCCTTCCAAGGAAGGAGCCAAGGCCAGCCGCCCATGAGGAGGGAGAGGAGCGTTAGCTCCCCTCCGTGACCTCGGTGACGGCGGTTGCGGCCTCGGCCTGCTCGACCCGAGCGACGAGTCCTGCGATGCGGCTCGTCGCCTCGGAGAGGCGGGCCTCCATCGAAGCGAAGCTGTCGAAGACGAACTCGACGGCCTCCCTGACCTCCTCGTCGTCTCCAGAGGAGACGAGTCCGGTCAGAATCTCCCTCGCTCTGTCGAGCGTCATCGGGATGACGACCTTCTCGATCTCGGTGCGGACGTTCACAGCCTGCCAGGTGATGCCCGAGTCGTCCTCGACCTCCATGCCGTCGTAGACGGCCTGACGTGCTGTCTCCTCGGCCTCGTCCTCGTCCTCGGCCTCGACCGTGAACGCGATGGAGCCGCCGTAGCACTCGACCGGATTGTCCTGGAAGTACGAGGAATCCTCGTAGTCCTCGACGCCATCCGGCTCATCGAACCGGACGCCCTCCGGGCTGATGCTCGTTTCCAGATCGAACTCGATCTGGACGTTGAAGCGTGGCATAGCCACTCCCTTCTGTCGGTGTGGTGCTGACTGCACCGTAAAGCCCCGGCTTGCCGGGGCTTCGTGCTGCGGTCGAGCTACTCCTGGCCCATCATGTCGCCGACCGGGCGGGGGATCAGAGTCCTGACCTGATCCAGCGCCCTGTCGAGGTCGTTGCTGAACCGCTTGAGCCACTTGGCGCGGCTCTCGGTGGTGACATTGGCCGTCAGGCCAATGTGGGCGACGACCTCCTCGGGCGTGATGAAGGCGGCGTACCCTTCGGGTCGCTTGCCATCGACCTCGGCCCGAATGAGCATCGCTCCATCGAGTCTCTCGATGAAGCGGAGCCGAGCGAAGAACTCGGCAGCGTTCTCTCTGGTGATGCCAGAGAGTCCGACGCTCATGGTCGCCCAGATGAGGGCGTTCGTGACCGGATTCAGCATCCTGTCGCCCTTGGCGACGAACTGCGACGGGATGTCGCAGGGTGCCTCCATGTAGCAGACTGAATCCCAGTCTGCGATCTTGTCCAGCGTCCAGTTGAGACTCATACCTCGTCGTCCTCCTCAGCCCCTTCGGGGCCGTCGTAGTAGTGGATGTCCATGCCGCGCTCCTGTGCGTTGGCGCAGGAGTCACACTGGTAGCCCGAGGCGGCATCCCTGGCGGTCAGCCTGTTGGGCCAACCGCAGGTTGGGCAGGGCAGGTTCCGGGGGTTGTCCCGTCCTGCGACGTGGAGCGCCGAGTCCCCTCCGGGGTCGGCGAACCGCTCCACCCTGTCGGCCCACTCCTCGTCGTCGTAGTAGTCGTCGTAGGGCATTGGCCCTCCTTCCTGTCGGTTCGGGGGGAACCCCCTCAAAGAACGAGGGGGATTCCTCCCGGTGTGGTCAGACTGTCCTGCCGCCTCGCGCCCTCGCTGCGGCGTAGTCGGCCTCCGCAGAGCGGAGGGCGGCGTTGGCGTTGTCGAGGATGCGCTGGGCTGTCTCGTCCTGTCCCTTCTGGGACAGGAGGTAGCCCCGGTCGTACTGCTTGCGGTAGATGGCGCGAGCAGCGTCGAGACGACGCTGGGCCTCGTCCTGGACGATGACCCTCGTAGCGCCCATCTGGATGTAGAGGGGCGCGGTGTCCGGCTTCGTGTGACCACCCTCGCACTTCGGGTAGTCGCACTCCGGGCAGCGTTGTGTCGAACACATAGTGTTCGCTCCTTCCTGTCGAGTGGTGCTGACTGCACCGTAGAGGGCACCTTCGGTGCCCTCCGTGCTGCGTTCAGCTACTCGGCATCCTCATCGAGGATGGCCGCGTTCACGGCGTCCCAGGACTCGTACACGATGTCAGCCTGTCGGCTGATCTTCGGCACGCCGTCCATCTCCCACAGAACGTCGCAGTCCTGGCAGAGCTGGTACGTCGTCTTGTCCTCGTCGTCCCAGCGGTACTCCATCTCCTTCCAGGAGATGACGGTGCCGCAAGCGTCACAGTCGAGGGTGTCCTCCTCGCGCTCCCAGCTCAGAGAGCTGGTCGTGGAGGCGGGGACCTGCGGCGTCACGTCCTTCCAGGGAAGGACGAGGTTCGTGCCCTGCCAGGTCTTCACCTTCGGTGGGCTGTACGGCTTGAACGACTTGCGAGTCAGCTTCCCGTCCTTGAAGTGCAGGACGGTGCCCTGCTTGACCTGCTCGATCTTCTGCCTCTTCGGCAGACGACCGATGTGGGCCTCGTACGCCTCCTTGACGGTGGCAAGCGTGCTGCCCCAGAGGACGTACCGCTTCGTCGTCAAGACGAAGAGAGGCGACTGGTGGCCTCGGGCCAGGACCAGCTCGTCGGGACGATTCTCGTCCACGACGGCGATGGCCGCTGCCCCTTCGATCTCACTCATCACCTTCGGTGCCGCTCCGAGCTTCCCGAGGCTCGCAAAGCGAGCCGGGATGGCTTCGGAGTCCACCTGGCCGTACCGCACCCGACCGGCAAGCTCAAAGAGCTTGTGGTCGTTGCTGACATGGCCGTTGTGGATGGCGTAGAACGACCCCCTCTTGAGGGGGTGATTGTTCTCCACGAAGGCAGGCAACCCTTGGGTTGCCCAGCGAGTGTGGGCCAAGATCGTGCGAGTCCCCTTCGGGACTCGGCGGCGGTACTTCACGAAGTCCCGCACGTCACAGGCGGCCTTCTGCCACTCCGTGACCCCCTCGTCGCCAAGAGCGACGAAGCCTGTCGCGTCCCCACCACGATGCTCGATCTCATCGAGCATGGTGTCGAGGATCGCATCGAGATCGGCCTTCGCCTTCGGGTCACGAAGGTATACGCCAGCGATTCCACACATAGTGTGGCTCCTTCCTGTCGGGTATTCGGCTCGTAGAGCCGGGAGGTATTGCCCTCCGTAAAGCCCCGGCAAAGCCGGGGCTTATTGCAGGGCGGGGCTTACAGCCCCGGTGAGCGTCCTGCCGCTTCCAGGATCGTGTCCTTCTCACCTTCGGTGAGAGGCAGGATGTCGAGCAGATGGTTCAGCACTTCCCGCTTCTCCTCACGGGTCGAAGACCCGTATTCGTTCACGGGGAGCGTCCCCAGCTCATGCCTCTTGGCATGAGCCGTCATGGCGTGAGCGAACAGCAGCCATGCGTGGATCGTGCGAGGCAGCGTCGAGGAGTTGAAGACCCTCCATTCGACGGTTGCACCGTCGAAGGCTCCGCAATCGCAAGCCTCCCAGTCGCCCATCGTCGCTGCTCCACAGGAGCAGCGGGAGACGGCCGAGTAGAGCCGCTGGAAGTTCAGACCGAAGTATCGGTCTGAGCGCATGACTCGCCACACCTTTGCTGCTCCAGCAGCACCCTCCACCTTGGGCACGGGCTTGCAGTAGCCCGAGTAGGAGTCGGCAGGCTGCCGGTGCCGCTGCCATCCGGCAGCGGAGAACGAGTAGAGCATGTCCTCGGCATAGCTCCACAGCTCGTAAAGAGCTGCCATGTCCCGAGCGCCGAAGCCAGTCCCGTCCTCGGCGTTAGCCGAGATGTGGACGTGGATGCCTGCGGCGTACGAGGTCGTCACTGGACGACCTGGCGTGTCCCGGAGCTGACGAATCTTCGTCAGAGCCAGCGACAGAGCCGTCGAGTGACCGTCCTGCGAGAGGTTGAAGCGGTCGAAGACCACTTCACCACCGGCATCCGGCAACGAGCCGTCCTCCTCGACGTGTGCCCTGCCACGGCGGGAACCGCCGTAGTGGTACTGCACCTTCCCTGGCTCATCGGCTACGCCGATGTCGTAGAGAAGCCGAGCGACCATCGTTCCGCCGCTCGCCAGCTCTTGCTCCAAGGAGCAGAGCCGCGCAGGGCGGCCTTCGATGGCAGGAACGCTGACCCTGTAAGGGTCATCGACCGGGGCGAGGTACGGCATCTCACCGTGGAACTCCTCTTCGGAGTTACAGCAGTCGTATGCCTCCTCGTCGGAGCCATGCTCCGACCCACAGTCGGCGCAGTAGTAGCGATGCTCCGCATCGCAGTCCTCGCAGAGCGAGCCGCCGTAGTTCTCGTTGTAATACAACGAGTCCGACGAGTCCTGCCGATTGCCACAGCAATCGCAGTAGACGGCGCAGCACTCCTCAGCATCGCTGAGGAACTCATGCCCGCTGCCACACTCGGCACACGGGTACAGCTCCTCTTCAGCATCTTCGATGCTGGATGTGAGAACGTCAGGCACCTTCGGTGCCTCCTTCCTGTCGGGGTGTTGCAGAGGTTGGAACCCTCCGTGCAGGGCGGCGAAGCCGCCCTGGGTGCAAGGTTCTCTACCTGGATGGCAGAGCGAAGACCGTGGCGTAGAACGCCACGACGAGCGGGATGATGAGCAAGCTCATTCGCACGCCGCCCACATGAGGCAGAAGACGATGAGCAGACCGAGCCACATCAGACCGTCACTCCCTTCGGGAGTGTCTTCAGCCACGCCTTCTCAGCTCTACGAGCTGAGCGGACGAGCTGTCGAGTGGCGATCCTCACGTCGTCGGATACTCCGACGCTGACGGGTGGGCGGAAGGCACCGAAGGTGCCCGTGGCCGCGACCCTGCCGTGATGTCTAGCCTTCACAGAAGGCTCCTTCCTGTCGGGAACGTCCCCAGAGGGGACGGGGCGTCGAAACCCAGAGCCGCTCAGCGCAAGGCTGGGCGACTCAAGGAGTCGCTGCACATGTCCATGTGTAAGCCGTGAGCGTTTCCGCTCCAGGACACCTTCGGTGTCGTCCTGCCGGTTTCGCCTCTTCCGTGCATCCGCTCCTAGCGCAACCGGCTCCGACGCCTCTCAGCGTCTTCCACCTTCGGTGCAGCGCCACAGAACGGACGGTTCAGCGACCTGGCAGGACACCTACGGTGTCCCACGACTCGGGGATTACGAGGCGACTCGGCATCACGCTTGACCATGCCCATTCACGGCCTACGGCTCGGGAGCCTCGACCCAACCGGCTTTCGGGCTGTCCTCACTTCGTGAGTTCCCGATGCCCCGGCTGGGGAATCCCACTCTGCATAGCCCTGGCAACGGTGTCAAGGGTGGCAGGGTGCTTCTCAACACAAACGCAACATTCCAGCCCCGTAGGGGCTGAGCATCCGGCGAGCGGCGTATGATGCGTAGGTGACGGACGCGCCACACCTGAGCGTCGTGGACGCAGATTCGCGGCCGTCGAGCGGGACGGTGGACACACTCGCCGACTCGGCGCAGGAGGCTGTGGAACAGCCCGCGTACGGAGTCCGAGCGACCGCGCAGGGTCCGAGGGGGTGCTGGGCGCTCAAGCGGGACGGGACGGCTTGTGCAGCTCCATCCCGAAGGGATGCCGACTACTGCGCCGCTCACTCGGGACTTGGCGTAGCCAAGAGTCCTGCCGAGTGGTCTGCGATTGGGAACGCGGCGAGCGTCGATTCTCGCCGAAGGCGAGCCACCCTGCGACTTGCACTCGGCAAAGCAGGGCTGAACACTCCTAGAGGAGTGTTGAAGGCGGCGGTGATGGTCGAAGCGGAGCGGGTGGCGGCCGCCGCTTTAGCGGGCATCGACCCCTCGGTGCCACCGGCTCAGCGAAGCAGAGCCGCCCTCGCGCTGCTGGACGCGACCGACCCTCTGCTGCAAGCAGAGCTATCCCTACCCCTCCCCTCCAACCCCGAAGGGGTTGAGCAGATGGGCTTGGAAGAACTCAAGGCACTTGCTTCGCAAGTGGGGATCGCATAGGCGCGATTCGGCTCGGCTGAGCCAAGTCCACCCGGAGGGTGGGGCATCCCCCGCGTTTGGGCGCGAGCGCGTGAGCCTCTCCTAGGGGGAGGCGTTTCTGCAAGCGCCAGCCCTCTGAGAGCCTCCCACACAGGTAGCTGCCAATCCGCCGCATTGACGCCTAGCCGCCTAGCTGAGAGAGGAGCGCGACCCACCGCAAAGAGTCGCGCTCACCCTCCCAGCCTCTCCCCCGCTTCCCCTCTGCCGGGGGGTGTACGGGTATACCACATAACTAGTAGACTGGTGTACCTATGGCGAAGAACGCGATGAACGTCGTGGTGTACGTCCGCGCCGAGGACGCGAAGTTCCTGCGCGAGAAGCTGCTACACACCGATCCGAAGACCTGGGTACGCGAGGTCGTCCAGGCGAACATCGACCGACTGAAGGAGCGCCATGAGCGAGAAGACGCCTGACGAGTTGGAGGGGATCGTCTACGTCGGTGAGGATGGGGAGGTCGAAGGTGCCGAGTCGAACGTGGAGCTTCCGGCGCTGACGACGGCGGCAGACCTGCTGCCTCCCGAACCTGACCCCCTCGATGCCATTCCCGTCGAGCCTCCCGACGACGATACGCCACCCGAGGAGGCGGCTCCGTCCTTCATCGTCCTGAAGAACGCCTACGGGCCGGGGGCACATTCCTTCAAGCTCGCGGACGGACGCCCGGTCGGAGTATGGCTGTCCGAGGAGCATCCCGATCTCGATGGGGGTCAAGTCGCTGAGATGCTGATTCTCATGGGCCTGGACGGAGAGGCCGCTGCCTGGTTCGGCCTCATGCGCGACAAGAAGATCGCGGCCAACCGCGAGCTGATGCAGCACCCCGATGTCCAGATGGAGATGGCGCAGGACATGGTTCGCTCGGCGCAGAAGAAGGCGATCCAGGATGCCTTCGTGAAGGCGCAGGCCCGCAAGTGACCGACACGTTCCCGCGTGAGGGAGGCTGGGACACCGAGCCACGGCGTGAGCCTCGCGCCGCCTTCTGCCACATCCACGCCTTCTACGACTGCCCGATCTGCAAGGGGGAGGAGCCGGTGTGGGTCATCCCGGTCGAGAACCCCTTGGGTCAGATCACCGGCACCGTGTTCGTGCGCGAGGACGGGTCGGTGACGATCACGGGGTCGCCCGACCTGCCCGAGCCTCCGCAGACCGTGATCGTGCATCTGCCGGTGGCGAAGGTCGAGGACTTCTCGCACGCCTGGGAGGCAGAGCCTCCTCCGCAGCCCGCCCCCACGGTCGAGGTCATCCCTCGCCTCCCGCGCCCCACCCAGAGGCAGCTCATGGCCGCCGCCGCTCTCTTCGCCGAGCCTCTCCCCGATGGCTGGGTGCGCGAGGCCGAGGCCCGAGGCCGCGCCGTCCACGATGCCGCCGTCACTCTCGCCGCCTCCGAGGACATCCCCTACGCCGAAGCGATCCAGCGAGTCCTCGATGAACGCGCTTGAGCTGTACGAGGAGATCGCGGAGCGCAAGGTCATCCTGCATCGCGGCAACGTCTTCTTCAACACGCGCATCTACGACGACGCTCTTGCCTGGGAGCGCCGGGGCGCACGCATCGTGCCCTGGTATCCGCTCGATGAGCTGGATCGGCTCAAGGCCAAGGGCAAGCCGGTCGTCCCCGGCTGGGAAGTTCACGTCGTGCCGATGCTCGATCCCGACTGGGAGGAATCCGACGAAGGGGAGGTTGACATGGCCCCGGAGAGGCTGAGGGAACTGTGCCGGACGACCTGATGGAAACCCATGAGATTCTGATTGGCGAGTACGAGGCGCTGGAGCGCGAGTTCGACATGCTTCGTGTCGCCAAGATGCGCGAGTGTGCGCGGCTGCGGGCGGACAACCGCGAGCTTCGCAAGCAGCTCAGGCTCGCGCTGGAGGAGGTTGACGAGCTTCAGACCCTCCTCGCCCGGTCGTATGTGAAGTGAGCTACCGCAAGTACCCACCCGACCTGGACGGCTTCGGCATCTTCCTCATCGTCCTCGTCGTCGTTCTCATCGTGATCGCTGTTCTACGAATCGTGTAACCCGACAGGAAGGACAGACATGTACGACCATCAGGAGCGCCTAGAGCGCGAGTTCGCTCCGACCCTCACGCATCTGCGCGAGGTCGAGGGCCAGATCGCCTTCCATGAGGAGGAGATCGCCAAGCTGAAGGACGTTCACCGCCGTCTCGTTGCCATCGAGCGGATCATCCATCCGCCCGCGCCGAAGGCGAAGGTGAAGGCGTCTTCCAACGGAGCGGTGTCGGAGACGACGTTGCAGGAGGCCATCGTCTACCTGCGAGCCTCCTACCCCGACGAGGACATCTACTCCTCACGCCTCGTTGCCGACGAGGGCTGGACGCCCTCGGACTCGCACACGTCGAAGATTCTCGCGGCCCTGCATGAGCGCGGCGACCTGCGCCTCGACTCCAGGGGGATCGGGGGCCGCAAGAACTTCCGGGTGGTGACGTAGGTGTTCTCGGTCAGGGAGTTCCGCGACTTCGACCTCATGCTCAAGCTCGCAGAGACGGGGCCGCTCAAGTCACCCGCGCTCGCGGGCGAGCTGGGCCTCGATGAGTACGGCTCGGTCATCGGGCGACGCCTCGGCTGGATGCGCCACTACGGGATGCTGGAGCGCAAGGACTCGGGCGAGTGGCTGCTGACCGACGCGGGCGGGCGCGTGATCCATGCCCGCAAGCGAGCGAGGCTGCTTCAAGAGTTGAACGAGCTTCCCGAGGAGGAGCTGATCGAGGTCATGGCGCAGGTCATGGCCCGCTACCAGCGTGGTCAGCCGATGATCGCCACCATGATGCGGCGTGAGTTCATCTTCGGCACCCGACGTGCTTGACGAGATTCAGTTCTTCGTCCCCGGCAAGCCGGTCGCGCAGGGATCGAAGCGACATGTGGGCAAGGGGGTCATGGTCGAGATGCTCCGCGACCTGGCCCCCTGGCGACAGGCAGTCGCCGAGTACGCGAGGCTTGCCGCTGGGAGCGAGCGATTGCTCGGCCCACTCAGGCTCCGCGCACTCTTCTTCTTCCAACGCCCCTCCGCTCACTTCGGAACGGGTCGGAACATTGGACAGCTCAAGGCTAGTGCCCCGATCTGGCGGGACGCTAATCCTGATCTCGACAAGCTCCTGCGAGCCGTCTGCGACGGCCTCACCGCCTCGGGGGTGATCCGCGACGACCGCTACATCGTGAAGATGTACGGCGAGAAACGCTATGGCGATCCTGGCGTATTGGTGAATCTGCAAACACTCGGTGCAGAGGACGCCCGCCTGACCGAGTAGCCTCCAAGGGTGCGCTACACCGACGCGAGCTACGACATCCCGGTCGGCAAGACCGGCGAGCCGTACTCGCATCAGTTCGCAGGAGAGGGGGGCTGCGGCCCCGCGCTTCCCTACCAGTGGCGCATCCTGCAAGGCGAGATGCCTCCGGGCCTCTCCCTGAACGGCGCGACCGGCCTCGTCTCGGGTGTGCCCACCCAGGTTGGATCGTGGGCGGTCTGGATCGAGCTGTCCGACCAGGACCCGCCGAGCGCCGACTGGTGCCGACCGGCGAAGTCTGAGCGCGAGTTCGTGTTCCCGGTCGAGAAGGGCACCGCCCCACCCGAACCCCCGCCCGATGGAGGCGACGACATGGCGACGAAGATCGGATACCAGGACGGGATCGAGTCGTTCTTCGACTGGTATCGCAAGCAGCCCACCGTCCCGCAGCGCGGCCCGAACTACGACCCGAACGACATCAACACCTGGCCGTGGCCGGACAAGCTGGAGCGCACGCTCCAGATTCTCAAGGACGACCACGACGCAGCGATCAAGTGACCGTCTCCGAGCAGAACGCGCCCTTCACCGAGGCGTACGGCCTTCCCTCGACCGACTTCAAGTCGAAGGGGAACACCGCGCTCGCGGTCAAGAGGGCGCTCGCGCACCTTGGCTTCTTGGAGTGGGAGCCGGACAAGTGGGACAAACAGTGGAACGAGAAGCTCAACACCGCGAGCGCCGAGTGGAAGCGCAAGCGTGGCCTGATCCCCCAGGGGTCGGACGATGGCTCCTGGGGGAAGAAGGCGCACGACACGATGCGCGGGACGAACTTCGGCAAGGAGAAGAAGCCCGCCTTCGACGGTGAGTCGCAGCGCCTCCTCCAGGAGGAGAAGAAGGCGTCCCAACCGGCGACCTCCAAGGAGGATGCCGTCCGCAAGAAGATCACCGAGTTCTGCGAGCAGGCCATCGCGGAGCCGGACTGGTACTACTCGCAGAACCGTGCCGTCGATGTGAGCGTGAACCCGAACGGGCCGACGACCTCGGACTGCTCAGGTTCGACCATCCAGGCCTTCCACTACGCGAAGCGCGAGACGGGGCTGAACGTGCAGGACCCCGCGCAGCAGGGCTGGTCGGGGTACGGGAACACGAACTACTACGAGGACGACTGGCCCACGGTCGGCGCTCCCTACAAGGTGGGCGACCTCGCGCACTACGACGGGCATGTGTGCTGCTGCTACCAGCCCGGTGACGCGAACACGTCCAAGTGGTTCTCGTTCGGGAGCGAACCTCCGTCGTCGCGCTCGCTGCACTACCGCACCGACTTCCGCAAGGTCGTGCGCCCGAGGCTGCTGGCATGAACGCGCTCGACCGGGCGATCTACCGCTTCCTCATCTGGGCGATCCCGCGCCGCTGGCACCAGTCGTTCCCCCACTGGCTGAAGGTGCTGCTCAACCGCTGGATGAAGCATCGGGGCGACCCCGGCGACCTCCGGTAGGCCAGCGACGATGACGGGATGCTCGCCGTCAGCACCGTCGAACTCTCGCTGGGCGGCCTCACGCTCGTCCTCGCCCTCATCATCGCCGCCGTCTTCCTCGCCCGTCACGACCGGATTACGCGGGTGAAGTTCGGCATCTTCCTGGAGCGAGAGCGGTATCGAGACGACGAGCCGCCTCCATCCGAGGGCGATACGAAGATCATGGGACCCTGGCCGGGGCAGAAGAAGGAGGAGGAGTAATGCTCACGTTCAACGACATCTGCCTAGCGATCATCGCGGTGGCGCTCGTCCTGATCTTCCTGTTCGGCGTCAACGTCGCTGGCTGATGCCCGGAAAGCAGGTCAAGAACTGGAAGGTGTACGAGGCGCTGCGCCGCGAGGGCCACTCCAAGGAGTCGGCGGCTCGCATCGCCAACGCTCAGGCGGCGAAGAAGAAGCGTCCGAAGAAGAAGAAGTAGCCCTAGGACCAGAAGCCGCGTGAGAGGTATCCCAGGAGGTACGCGAGTCCGATGATCGGAAGCGCGTACCTCCACGGGACACGGTGCTGCATCTACTTGACGGTGATCGTCCCCGAATCGACCAGGGAACCGTCGAGTGCGCGGACCTCGACGTAGCTCTCTCCCTTGAACCCCTTGGGGTAGGAGAGGAGCGCGAGGCCGTCGTTCGGCTGGACGGCCGTGTTCGACCAGTCGCCGTCCTGCCCCTGCGCGAACACCTGAACGGCGATCTCCTTGCCGCCCATCGGCTCGACATGCTCCGGGAGGTTCCCGAACAGGAAGTCCTTGAGCTTCTGAGCCGCCTCGCCCGGAAGCGAGTTGTCGATGTACGGCGGCAGGTAGATCGGATGGGACGGCCCCGGCTGCTCGCCAGGAAGCCCCTGATCCGGGCGGGGCTGGTCGCCGGGGAGTTCGTGATCGGGCCTCGGCTGATCGCCCGGAAGTTCGTGGTCTGGGCGAGGCTGATCCGTAGGTGGAGCGTTGTCCACATACGGAGGCAGGAAGATCGGATGCGTCGGGAAGCCGTCCGGCTGGTCCGGTGGCTTCTCCTCCGGTGGCCCACTCTCGACCATCGGGTCCCAACTGATCTCGACCCCCTCGCGCTGGCTATTGACCTCTACGGCCATGCCGCTCCTTTCTGTCGATTGCTCACGGAGACTACAACGCCCGCCCGTCGTGCGACGATTCACCCAGCGAGGGGGAAGTCGAACCAAGGAGCTAAGGCATGTCGAAGAGGGACAGTTGCCGCCACTGTGGGGCAACCGAAGACCTCGTATGCGGGGACAGCGGGTGCGTGTGCAGGAACGGGATCGAGTGCCGCCGCCGCGAGACGCAGGACGCGGAGCGCGGGTACGGCAGGGCGATCCTGGTCGCGGTCGTCGCCTGCGTGATCTTCGCCGCAGGGCTAGGAGTCGCGCTCGCGGCTAAGCCACCTGAGCCACCCGGCAAGAACCCATGCGAACACGGCAACGCGCAGAAGCCATGCCGTGAAGACCCACAGCCGAACCACGGGGCTGACTGCAAGCCGCACGGCAAGGGTGGGGAGAACGAGGATCACTGTAAGCAGACGACCGAGACGACTACGACGACTCAGACGACCACCACGGGAACCACTACGACGACGGGGACGACCACCACGACGACGACATCTCCTCCGACGACAACGACAACGACTCAGCCTCCGACGACAACTCAGACGACGACGACATCACCGCCGCCGCCGCCTCCTCCAACGACGACAACGACCACGACAACAACTCAGCCACCTTCCACGACTGAGACGACTCAGACCACTCCATCCGTACCACCGCCCACGCAGAAGCCACCGACCAAGCCTAAGCCCAAGCCGAAGCCGACGCCGCGCTCGCACAAGCCACCGCCTGTCTGTCCGCCCGGCGGTGTGACGACCGAGCGGTGCGGGGTACAAGGGAGCGGATGATGCGAAGGTTCTACATCTGGCTCAACTGGAAGATCGGACGCCATGTCCTCGCTGCGGACTGCTGGTGCAACCCGCGAGTGGAACTTGTATTCCGTCCGACAGACGAGCCAAGCTAATCCGCATGGCTAAGTCACTGATCGAGCGGCTGCCGGTAGGGATGCAGTCCCGCATCATGCGGCGGCTTTCTCGTAACGCAAGAGGGCCGGGAGGGATCGTCACTCCGAAGGCATACGGAGGCGGGTCTGTCGGCCGCAGCGCAGGCACCTGGATGTCGCAGGCGGGTCTGCGTGGCGTCGTTCCTATCGAGGTCAGGCCGGGGTCGCTCACCGCCGACATCGCGGTGTGGCCGCAGAACCCGACTGCGGGCATCACGCTGGACTACGGATCGGGGGCAACTCCCGCCACGGGGGTCCATACGACCAACGCCTTCGTGACGGTGGCCTATGGGACTCCGGGGCTGAAGGTCGTGGCGATCACCGCCCCACCCGACCTGAAGGGCGAAGTGGAGTTCACGGTCTGATGCTCTGCGAATCGAACACTCCACTCACCCAGATCACCGGAGGCTGCAAGTCGCAGGGGCGCTGGGTTGGACCGGACGGGCGGGTTCGCTGCTCGCTCCATCATGTTCAGGAGTTCGGGCACTCGGAGCGGCTCGTCCGGGTCAAGGACTATCAACCACCGAACGGCGCACCCGCGCCCGTCGAGGTCGAGGAAGGGAGTAGAAGTGGCTGAAGCAAAGGAACTGGAAGTTCCGGGATCGGTCGAGCTGGCTGACGACGAGCGCGACAAGCTGGAGGCGCTCAAGGAGGTCGTGATCGGCGATCACGTCAAGCAGGAGATTCTCGTCCAGGCTGGCGACTCGGAGGCCATCGCCCGCCGACTCGGACAGCGGACGCAGGCGAGCCTGACGTACCCGGCCGAGGAGGAGGACGCGAAGAACATCGCTGGCGACAGCGGCGAACTCTTCGACATCGAGGAGGAACTCGCCAAGGAGCGCGAGGAAGGGGAGAAGGCGCGAATCGCCGAGATCGAGGCCGAGGCCGAGGCGTCAGCGAAGGCGAACAAGGAGGCTGCCGCCAAGCGCAAGTCCGCGACCCAGCAGGTCATGGACGAGCATGAGAAGGCCCAAGGAAGGAAGTAATGCCCTGTGCTGCACCCGTTCGGGGGAAGACCGACACGGTGCTTCCGTGGAACCCGGCGACGGACAACGATCCTTGCGGGAAGGGGATTGTCTCGACCGTCAACGGTGTGGACGTGTCAGCACAAAGCCTCTGCCTTCCCCACTGGGCGGCCAAGAACGGCGCACTCGCCCTGAAGGGAGTCATCACGTTCGCACCGTAGAGAGGAGGGGGTCGGGGAGACATGCACCGCGCAAACCGACCCTCTCCTCAGCTCGCCTTCCCCTCCATGCGGCGGGAGGCCGAGAAGACCGAGCGCCTCTTCTCCATCGACATCGAGCAGTCGTTCCGCGACTGGATGACGCAGCTCGGTGGCAACCCCGACGTGATGGCTCACGCCGAGCCGGTCGTCCCGGACTTCGACCGCCAGCTCGACCTGACGAGCCGTGAGCGTGAGTGCCTGACCCTCATGGCCTGCGGCTACAACAAGCGACAGGTGGGCGAGTTCCTGCACATCGGGATGGAGACGGTCAAGCAGTACACGAAGCGGTGCAACCACAAGCTCGGGGCGAAGAACTACGGGCAGGCGGTGATGATCGCTGCCCTCGTCGGCGAGCTAGACCTCGACCTCCTGCGCGAGCATCTGTTCAGGGCGTGGGAGTCAGGCAGCCCAGCGACAGCTCCAGGGACTCCAATCGCGGCCTGACGCGACGAAGTAGCGATGAGCTGCTCTGGCCTGCGCCCATGCCCCCGAGCCGTGGCCGTACTTCGCACGCTCCGACGAACCCATCTGGAAGATGCCGAGGTACTGGCCGTTCTGTGCCCAGACGTACCACTTGCTCTCGCACCAGGAGACACGGAGTGCCTCCTGGCAATACTCGCGGAACGTCTTGCAGATCGCCACTTTCGCTCGCGCTTGCTGCTGGGCGATTCGACCGTCTGGTGATGCAGTTGCCGGTGCTGCAAACAGCGTGAACGCCAGTAGGATTCCGACGATCAGGCGCATGGGACTGCCCTCCTATGCGGATCAGAGCGTCGGGGCGAGTCAGAGGCATCTTGCCGTTGCGTGCGGGTGCCAAAGGCAGCCCCGGCGCTTCGTTGGGATGTAGGTCGCGTAGCCTACTACCTGATGACGACGCTTGACCTCGATCCCGCAGTCGCCGACGCGATTCGGGACAGGCTGAGCAGGCTGGAGGCCGAGGTTGCCGAGGCTCAAGCGCACCCGGCGAGCTGGCTGCGTCATACCCAGGCCGTCGATCCGAAGACCGGCGAGGTCTTCAACTTCACCTTCGCGGACGGCTGGGAGTGGCAGCGCGACGAGCTGGACTCGTACATGCGCGATCAGGTCATCCTGCGTCTGAAGGCCCGCCAGCTCGGCGTCTCCTGGCTAGGGATCGGGTACTGCGCCTGGAAGTGCCTCGCGCAACCGGGCACGCGGGCGCTTGCCGTCTCGATCAACGAGACGGAGGCGATCAAGCTCATCGGCCGCGCCTGGGACCTGTGGGAGAACTCTCCCGAGCATCTGCGCTTCGGGGCGAAGGTCATCAAGCCCGAGCGCGGACGACCCTCCTCGCAGATTCAGTGGGAGTTCCCGGACGGCCGCATCTCCTCGCTCATCGCCATGCCCTCGACTCCGCGAGCGGGCCACGGCGAGACGGCGGGCGTCGTCCTGCTCGATGAGTTTGGCCGCCATCAGTGGGCCGACGAGACGTACAAGGCGTTCATCCCGGTCATGGCCGACTCGACCGAGACGCAGCTCTTGATCGTCTCCACCGCGAACGGCTACGGCAACCTCTTCTATGAGCTGTGGACGGGAGCGGCCGACCGCGACATCTCGGCGATCTTCCTCGGGGCCGACAAGCACCCTGGCCGCGACGACGCCTGGTTCGCCCGGATGCGGAAGCGGCTCAAGCCCTCCGACATGTCCGAGCAGTACCCGCTCAACGCGGCCGAGGCGTTCATGGGGACGGCGGGCTGCTGGTTCGACGTGGAGGCGCTCGGCCGCTATGCCGAGAAGTTCCGCGAGGCTCTCTTCCGGGGGCGCTTCATGGCCGACGAGTCAGGGGCGAAGGCGGTCTTCCACCAGTCCCGCGACGGCTGGGTGTGGGTGTACGACAAGCCCGAGAAGGAACACGACTACGCGATCTACGCCGACACCGCGACGGGGCGCGGCCTCGACTTCACGGCTGCCTACGTCATCGACCTGTCGAACATGAACATCGCCGCCGAGCTGCACGGCAAGATCGACTCCGACCTCGCCGCCGAGCAGCTCCACTTCCTCGGTCGCTGGTACGGCACAGCGCGGCTCGCGGTCGAGATGGGCGGCGGCTACGGCGAGGCCATCATCATCCCGTTGCGCGACGGCAAGCAGGGACGCCGCCCGTACCCGAAGCTCTACCGCCACGTCCAGGACGACCGGCCCGACTTCAAGCAGAACATCACCTACGGCTTCCCGATCACGTCGAAGACGAGGCCGCTCATCATCTCCCAGTTGGAGGTCGCCATCCGCGAGGAGTCGCTGCCGCACATCCCGCTCCAGGCGATCATGGAGTGCAAGACCTTCGTGCGGCGGGATACGCTCCCCTCGCCGAGGGCAGCAGACGGAACGAACGACGACCGCGTGATGGCGCTCTGCGGGGCGCTTGAGATGTACCGCAGGTACGGGAGCCATCCGCGTGATGTGCGAACCTCCCGGAGACGCGCAGGACGCTCGTACACGCCCGATTACGCTTGGAGCTAGGAGGACGAGATGTCGATGATGATGCCCCCCGATCCAGGGGCGGCCCCGAACCTCCCGGTGCAGCCAGGTGGAGGCGGGATGCCGCCGCCGATGGATGCGCTCAACCAGGGACCCCTCCCGGCCGACCAGGGGATCGGTGGCCTGCTCGCCGCGCTCCAGGGCGGCGGTGGCCCTCCCGGTCCGGGTGGTCCGCCTGACGCTGGCGGCCCCGACGCGCTCGGCCCCGGCGACGAGGACACGGGCGCGATGGATGCGGTCGGCCATATCCAGCAGGCGATGAAGCACCTGATGATGGCGATGGCGAAAGAGACGGACGAGGACAGAGGACTCGGCATCACGAAGGGCATGGGTGCCCTCCAGGGAATCCTCGCGGGCGAGCAGAAGAAGAACGCCCAACTGAGCGCCATCGGTGGCTGACGAGCGCGGATCGACTGCGAAGGAACGGACTCGGGACCCGTACGGATCACGCGACGGCGCGTTCGTAGACGAGCTGTCGATGGTCACGGCGGCCATCGAGTCTGTCGAGCCGTTCCACAAGAACTTCACCGAGCAGATCGAGCGCCGTTACAAGGCGTACCGGGGGATCGCCGAGCAGCGCAGCGCGACCACGCAGAACTGGCGCTCGTCCCTGACGACCCCGTACATCCTCCAGGTGATCGAGGGCATGATCGCCACCCTGCTCGACGCGAAGCCGAAGTGGGAGGTTCAGCCGAAGCCCCTCCCCGGCGAGGCGATGGATCAGCTCCTCGGTCGCCAGTCCTCATCGAAGATTGCCTCGGCAGCTCTCCAGTGGGCGATGGACGAGGACGGCTTCGCCGTCAAGCAGCGCCCCTTCATGCAGCAAGACCTGATCGCGGGCATGACGGTCGGGAAGGTCGTGTGGGCGTACGAGACACGCGAGATGACGCGGCTCGTCCCCATCGAGGTCGAAGTCTCCGACGACTTCGGCGTGCTGCGTGACCGCTACACCGACACCGAGGAGGAGACGCAGCACGTCTGCCTGCGCGACGGGCCGAGCCTGATCGTGCGCGACGTGCGCGACTTCTTCTGGCCGCAGTCGGCGAAGGGGATGGACGACGCCGCCTGGGTGATCGACCGAAGCTGGGAGACGTGGGACGCGCTCAAGGCGAAGGAGGACGCGGGCCTGTTCAAGAACGTGGACGAGCTGAAGGACGCCCAGAACGAGTCCGGCCACTACGACCTCTCCGGGCGCGAGCAGCTCCTCTGGGGCCATGAGCGAAACAAGGACCTCATCGAGGTCCTGGAGTATTGGACGGATGAGCGGGTCGTGACCGTGGGCGCTCGCCGCGTCGTTCTCGCCTCGCGGGAGAACCCGCTACGGATCAAGCGCAAGCCGTTCGTCGTCTGCTCGGCGATGCCGGACGCCTTCCAGGTCCCCGGCATCTCGGTGGTCGAGTCGCTCGCGCAGATTCAGGAGTACCTGTGGACGGTGCAGAACCAGCGCATCGACGCCCTGCGTCTGCTCACGAACGTCATCACTCTCATCCGCTCCGACGTGGACGACCCCGACTCGTTTGAGTTCTTCCCCGGCGCTCAGTGGGTGGTCGAAGACCCCGGCCAGGTGTCGCAGCTTGAGATCGACCCGACAGCGGCGTCGATCACGCTTGAGGCCGAGTCGATGATGAAGGGCGACCTCCAGAACATCATGGGCGGCCTCGCGTTCGCGGGCGGCACCGAGAGCGGGCTGTCGAACGCGCAGAACACGGCCACGGGCATGAGCATCGTGACCTCCATCGCGCAGCGGATCATCCAGGCCCGCAAGCAGCACTACATGTGGTCGTACTCGCGGATCGGCGAGATGTTCCTCGGGATGATGGGGCAGATGCTCCGCGAGGAGCGGATCATCCCGCAGATCGGCGCGGGCGGGAAGCAACAGCTCCTCGCCGTCCACCCGCTCCAGCTCCAGGGCGAGTTCGACGTGAACATCAACGTCATGGACGAGTCCACCGTCCGCCAGGAGAAGCTCTCCGAGGCGATGGCGCTCGTCAACCTCGCCGGACAGCTCGCCGCCATCCCCGGCCTCAACATCAACATGCGCCCGTTCATGGAGCGTGTGCTAGAGGCCCAGGGCATCCAGAACCCGGACTCGTTCTTCCTGCCCGCCCAGGGCGGCCCACCCGGACAGCCGCAGCAGCCGGGGACTCCCGCCTCTCCCCAGACGATGCAGGAGAACATGCAGCCGGGGCCGATGCCGATTGGCTCACAGGGGCAGACGAACCCGGCGCTCGCCGCCTCGATGGGCGGACAGGCGGGAGGGTTGGCCGTCTCCCCTGACCAGTTCGCCCAGCACCAGATTCAGGCCGTTCAGCAGATGGGCCTCGGCGCGAACGGCTGATGC